ACAGCAGCGCGCGGNAGTGTCGCAGCGCGTCACCCAGTCCCCCGCCTGGGTGACGCGCTGCGACACTTCCGCGCGCTGCTGTTGCAGCTGCTCGCCTGGCTGGATATCCGGGAGGCTGGTTCCGTCCGGTACGGTCTGCCGCACAAACGGCTTATCCGGACGTCCGCCAGTGAAAGCGATCTCAACCAGCGTCCCTTCGGGCGGAAACTGGAACATCCCAGAATCATTACCCGCCATAGGAACCGGCAGCGGTACAGCAGAGTAAACAGGCGTGTCTTTATCCGGGTTGCCGTCCGCGTCCAACAGCTGCACATCAACCGCATAGCGGGGACGGAACGGATCGGAGAAATTGCCACTTTTCACCGCCTCAACGGGATTCATCACGCGGCCAAACTTTGGCAAATGCATCCCGGATGCCAGCTCCGGATAATGGCTTTCAATCTGGCGCTGAACGGGCGTTTTTTGCAGTGGCTGACCCGTCGCACGGTTGCGGGGTGTCCAGGTGACAGCCATCGTGTCATTTTGCAGGTGGACTTTTGTGACCCTTTCCCCGTTCAGCTCCACGCCGGGGCGCAGACTCTGCACCAGGGGAAGCGTCATTGAGTTCCCCCCGGCCGCCCCCTGATTAAATTCATGTGGGATCTCAATCGGACGACCAGCAAACAGGGCTTTTTCCGCACCGCCAACATATACCGCGCCGTCCGGCAGCTGATACCAGACGTAATCCGTAATGCCAAAAGCCTTTCCGAGATTATCCAGCAGCTGATACCCCGTCCCGCTGTGGGTGAAGTGTGGGATCGGACGGTCTGAATAATCTGCATCCGGCACACTGAAGGTCAGGCCGCTGTGCTCTGTCAGCCAGCTGGCCACATCGCGCAGCGTGGGGTGCTGAAACGAACATGGCCAGAGGCGTTCGAATACGCCGACCAGTTCCCGGACAAAGAGGCGCTGAAAGCCGTTTTCAGCAGGTTGCGAGCGTTCCACGTACCCGGTAAACCAGCGCAACACCAGATCGGTGTAACCCACATCGAGACGCACCAGCTTCCCCGTATAGTCCTGCGTTGTTCCGGCCGTAATAAACCCCCGGCCGCAGCTGTTCAGCTCCAGCACCAGGCTGGCATCAGCCAGGTGAATTTCATCCGTTGAAAGATATAAGCGTTTAATTGGTTTCATGATTATGCCAGTGCGTCATTTACGGGCTTGAGCACGTTGCTTTCAAACCACGTCAATTTCTCTTCATCCTCGCCAGCGGCCTGGCCACCGTTCTGGCCTCCGCCACTTCCCGCCGTTTGCTTCACGGCTTTGGTTTTGCCGCTTGCCCTGGCCTCGCGTTTTTCCTGCACGCTGATATGTTCAGTCAGGGTGAACGTAACCAGCCAGGACATGCGCCCGTCCTGCGGCGGCGCGTCCAGTGTTCCGGTAAAAATCGCCTCACGGAAATTCACCGCCCGCGCCGCCTCATGTGCAACACGGTATTTCTGGCGCTGGCCGCTGGCCTCCGTCGCGCTGGCCAGCTCAAAGATACGGCGCAGGATCTCCGGGTTTTTATACGGAATTTCGCCTGAAACGCGCAGCTCCTTGCCTTTGATGCCCTGCTCGGATTTCGTGGTTGCACTCGTCTGGCCGGACTGGTCTTTGTCCTGGAATTGCTGCGATATGGTAACGCGCATGTTCTTCAGCAGAATGGCTTCACCGTTAAGCGCCAGTGTCGGGTTCGAGGTCATGTATCATTCCTTTTATGCCGTCGAGATTGTCGCCAACCAGCATCATGGCGGCGGTATACACGGAGGACTGAAGCGGAATCCCTTTTACCAGCTCCAGAAGCGTGGACGGCAGATCGCCGCTGGCAGTAAACACCCATGCCCTGGCGCTTTTTCCCTGCAATTCCGTTAAGCCGCTGGCAATGCCAGAAATCAGGCTTTCGCGCTGCTGTTTAAAATCCCCCATCAGCTTTTTTACGCCCGCCAAATCCGCGACGGCCGCGGCCTCCTGCTGGGCTTTCTTCACCGCTGCGGCCGCCAGAGCAGTGCGGCTTGTAGGCACAGAAAGCGGGATCGCCGCTGGCAAACTCTGACTGTATTTCGCCGGAATTTGCATCTTCTCCGCAGCCAGCTGCGCGGCGGACTGCGCCAGCCTCCGCACCTGGGTAAATGCCGGGCTGGGGAATACATCCACAAGCTTGTTCAGGCTGGCCATAAAGCTGTCATGCGTCTGGCCAGAAACCATCATGATCACGATATCCGCCGCCCCGCCTGTTCCGGCCAGTTTCTCAACCAGGTAATTGACGGCATTTACCGGGCTGAGATAAGCGCCGTTTTCTGTCTGTTGCCCTACCCCGTACACCCAGGGATGCACCGGGATAACGGAACAATTCAGCGCCCCTACTGAATCACTGAATGCAATTCGCGCTTCACGCCACATTGTCAGGCACCTCTGGCCACTCAATTTCCGGTGCTTTACTGGTATCAACACGGTTTAGCAACACACGATATTTTTTCCAGTCCAGTAGCAGTGCATATTCTGAATCTGTAGAAATCCCTAAATCCACCGCATCCTGTAAAGGTGATATTGCAAGATTTGCCGCCTCCATTAATTCTTTTCTTTTTTGTTCTGCAAGCTCCTTTGCATTCGGGCGAATATCTTCAAAAGTGCCATTCAAGTATTTGTAGTTGCCTAACACATCATCAGGAACGTTTTTCGGATCAACCTCATAAATACTTCGCCCCTCCTGCACACCTAAATAAGAAACGTCTTTTTCATAGGCAATAATTAACCCGTCCTCATCCAGAGACACAGCCCCCTTCCAGCCTGTTAACGTTTCATACCAGTCCCGACCTTGCACATCCTGAAAATAAAGACCTGTGCGCGTAATCCCGTTTATTTCAACGTGTTCATATTTATAAATCACGGGGTTAATGAATTTATCCATAATTAATCTCCCACTGCTACCCATGCATTTGTTTGTTTATTCAGATATTGCATTTGCCTGTAAATTACAGCCATTTTCCTGCCGTCTGATGCACTTGCCGCCTTAAGCCCGGTGACAAAGCACCCGGCAGGAGCCTCCCAATCACCTATCCAGTTATATGAGCCGTTGTAGATTTGCTGTCCACCACGTCGAAAACCGTTCATAACGCCATATCGAGCATCACATTCTGCCTTCGTGTATGCGCCAACATTGCCCGCTGGAATAGCGATATTTGCCGTACCGTTAAATGAAACGCCTGCGATAGTCCGCGCGGTTTGTAATTTGGTTGCACTTGCTGCATTACCCGAAGTGTTCTGGTTTCCCGCAGCATTGACACCCGGCAGATTTATGCTTGCCGTCCCATCAAAGGCAACGCCGCCAATCGTACGTGCTGTCTGCAATTTGGTTGCAGTGGCCGCATTACCCGTAGTGCTCTGATTTCCCGCAGCATTAACACCCGGCAGATTTATGTTTGCCGTCCCATCAAAGGCAACGCCGCCAATCGCGCGTGCTGTCTGCAATTTGGTTGCTGTGGCCGCATTACCCGTAGTGCTCTGATTTCCCGCAGCATTAACACCAGGCAAATTTATGTTTGCCGTCCCATCAAAGGCGACACCGCCAATCGTCCGTGCTGTCTGCAATTTGGTTGCTGAAACAGCATTACCATTACTGGCTAGCGCACCTATTTCTGCCGGAGTGGGTTTATTACCCGCATCATATTGTTTAATCCATCCCGACCATGTAGAGCTATAAAGCGTGCGGATATAACTCCGGGAATTGTTGTAAACACGGTAAACCTGTGTAATTCCCGCGTGTTTATAAACCTCTAAAGACCCGGCAACAGCCACCGGATAATTTTTGCCAGTTTGTGCCTGGGCATTCGCGGGCTGATAATACAAACCGGGTGTCGTATAGGTGTCCAGATCAGCAGCGTCGCCAATCCCGACCGCCTGACCATTAAAAATATCCTGCGACGTAATATTGATATCTGTACTCAGCGCCCGGCCATTTACCTTACGACCTGAAGGAACGCGCCCGTTTGCATTATCATTTGCAGCCTTTACCGCCTTTGGTGTGGCCGCAAGCGTCTCCGAAACACTGTCCAGGGCGCTGCTGAGTTGCGTAAAGCCTTTGGCCGCCGTCGTTGCGTCCGGATGGTTGCGCGACTGCTCATGTTTTTTCAGCGCATCACTGGCGGCCTGATCGTTGAGCGTACCCTTTGGGCGCAAATCAGTAATATTGCCGTTTGCGTCAATACTGGCCACCGCAAACACATAGTGCTGCACGCCGTTTTGAACGTAATCTGCCAGTGTAGCCGCCACGGTGATTTTGCTGGCCACGCTCCAGGCACTCGTCAGCGTTCCCGTCCATGCCACATCCAGCCAGACTTTTACGGGCGTGGTTGTCACCGTAATGTTCTGGTTAGCAGCCAACTGCGCGCGCAAGCCGCGCACATATCCCGCCCCGGCCGTCACAAAATATTGCGAGCCACTTTTTGCGACAAGGTAGCCATTACCCAGGAAAGCCGCTGCGCCGTACAGGTCTATATTTTCCAGGCGCTGACGTTCATCCATCCCGGCCATACGGGCGGTGAAGTCAATCTGCCAGGTTTCCGCTGGCGTGTTGATTCCGGTTTCAGCCTGTGCCCCGTTGTACTCCATCAAAAACGAACGGGTGAGCACGTTGCCCTGCTGGCCATCTTTCGTTTTCAGCTTCTGCTGTAGCGGCGCATGAACAATCATGGCCAGCGTGTTGCTTGCCTTGTTAATCAGGCCGATCCAGTTAAACGAAAAATCACCCACTTCCGCGCCCAGTACAACGGAGTGAACCACGGCATTTTCATTTACCACGCCTTTACGGCTGACGGCCTGGCGGTGAACGATTTGTGCGGCAGGTGGCAGCGTTTCGCTGCGGTCAATCGGTTTACTGGCATCCAGCCCAGGCACGTTGGCAAACACAAATTCATCCAGCAGAACGGGCTCACCCGTTACCGCCTGGCTGGCTTTCCACTGCTCAAAAGCCAGTGTGATAGCTGTCTGTGACATAAATTCTCCCTATAAACTTGCGCTAAACGTTGCGCCGCTGGTTTCCGTGCTGTTCATGCGAGCCGGATAAACCACGTATTCCCCCTGATCCCATCCCGCCCGGATAGCCAGGCTTTCAGACGTGATCACTTCAAACTGATAACGGCGGCAGGTTCGCCCGTACTGCCGGATTATCTGAATCATCAGCTGCGTGTTGTCTGCGATCTGGCTGTCCGTAACGCGCACCATGATCACGTCCCAGTCAATACCCGGCTGGCGTTCAACCAGCTCCACGTAACCAATTCCCAGCCGCGCAAAAATATTAATGAACCCCTCAACGGAACCCGCATCACGCGCATTGATAAAGGCATAAGCCACGCGCTTGCGGTACAGGCTCAGCGGTTCGCCACTGAAGCGGCTTATGTCACGGTCATACGCGATTAAATTGAGTACCGGTTCAATGCAGGTCAGCGGATCAAACTGCCGCAATGGCCACGTTATCCAGCTGTACACCTCAGCCCAGAACGTCCGCGCCGTGCGCAATAAAGCCAGTGGCTCACCTTTATTCATCCAGGACGGCAGCGCCATGCTGGCCAGTTTTTTGAGAAAATCAGTCATCTTTCAGGCTCACCGTTAAGGAGTTAAGGCGCGGTACGCTCAGTTCGCTGGTGATATCCTTCAGCGAAAACTCTATGGAATCCGAATCCGGGAAGGTTTTGTGCACCTCGCGCCCCAGCTGCGAAAACGAAAAGCGGGAATATGGCCATGTTTTTTTCACGTCATAATCCGTGTTTTCCCTGAAGGCGCAGCGGATCAGGTTTTCTATCCCTTTCTTCAGCGTGTCCTGCTGTTCCGCTTCAAGGTTGCCCAGGTTCCTGACATACACCGTCACGTTCAGATCGTGGCGGGTTTCCGGCATGGCAAAACACTGCATATCGTCACCGTGGCCGTGGTGGCCTTGCGTGTTGATGTAGTCATTAACCGTGTCAATAAACGGCTCAGACGTTACCCCGCTATCCAGCAACAGATACGCATTCGCTGTACCCGGACCACGGGGCGCATCATGGAGAAAGAAAATCCGCTCAATGCTCAGTCCGGCCACGCTGGCAATCATCGAACGGTAAACCGCGTCCGTGTGATAGTTCCCCACCAGGTTGAACTGGTTCCGGCAGCGCTCGCGCAGCTCGTCATCGCTTTCTTCGTCCGCGCCCGGCACGGTCAGCCAGTCCTCTTCACTGGCCACATGGCTGATACCGTCCACGGCCACGGGCAAAATACGGTAATAGCCCGGCGCAAGGTTGTACGCCCCGCCCGTTCCGGTGGCTTTGACGGCCAGCAAAGCACTTGCCGTGCCGGACGGGATCACCACATCGGCCACAGTGGCCATGGCGTAAACCTTGCCGTTAATCCTTTCGGTCTGGACTACCGTTCCCGCCGTCACGGTGACGGCCTGTTTTGAATCTTCCTTGTAAAAACGGATCACGCCTTCCGCCGCGCTGGCAGGTTTAGCCGTGACGTTCACCGCCCAGGCCAGCAGACGCAGCATCTGCCCACCCGCAGTGGCCACAAACATATTGGCCATGACCACCGACACCAGCGCATCCTTCAGCCACATCACTGGCGCGGTCACAATGGCGGTAATGAGCCGCCAGAACGGAGACATGCGCGACGTGTTAGTGATTAGCCCTTCCTGCGCGGCGATGGCATTGAAACGGGTGCGCACCGCCTCTTCCGTAACGGGCATCCCGCTGGACTTCACCACCTCTTCAAAATCAACCTGCGGCTTTTCCGTCATAACTCCACCTGCGCCGATATTCCGCCAAAGTCATACGTGCTCGCCGTCACCCATAAGCGCTTCTGACTTTCCTCACTCACTTCCACCGTGCCTGGCACAATGCGTTCATCCTCTTCAATCAGCAGCTCCAGCTGCGTGAAGATATCCGCGCGTAAAGTCGGGCTACGTTCGCCAACCAGCTGCGTGGCCAGACCGCTTTCCAGAATGCTGTGAATAATGTCCTGCCCGATACTTTTGCGGTTATTACACAGTTCAGGCTCTTTTCCGGTATTCAGAACAAAATTACCGTTTTCAATCAGCAGATCGATGTAAAGCAAATCACTCATGGGTTTAGCTCCTGCCACTCCTGCAATTGCCCCGGTGAAAGCGTTTCTTTCGGATAGATATTCACCGTGTCAATTTTGCGGCTGTTGTCCGTAACAGATTTAGAATTGCTGTTTATGGTTTTACTGAGCCCGCCACGCTCAACGCCTTTAAGCTCCCCACCTGTTAAAAGCACACTGGGGGAAATTGCTGGCGGCGGCTCCGGTAATAACGTGTTTTGAGTTAACTGCTGCGTAATATTCCCGCCATACTCAACCTGTTTAGGATTGAAGGGCATTCCCTTATTTGCTCCCGAACCTGAATCAGCAGCCAAAGAAATATCCACGCCCGGAATTTTATTCAGCTTTTCAATAATCCAGTTGTAAGTTCCGGTAAATGAACCTTTCAGGGTGTCCCATAATTTCCCGAACACACCCCCGATCACGCTGGCCATTTTTTCAAAGGAGGCAACAGGGGAATTAATATCAAAGGCGTTAACCACATCACCCCAGCCATCAATAACGATCCCGAACATCTCAATGACCGTCTGAATGGAACGATAAACCAGCTCAAACGGAGTCAGAACCAGGCCAACCGCCCCCGCCACGACACGGCCAAAGGTTTCCCCCGCGCTGGTCACGCCAGCCAGTTTTTCCCCGGTCATTTGTACCGGGGAAAGCAGGTTGCCAAACCAGCCAAACAGCGTTTTCACGCCGTTCCAGACCCAGCCCACCGCCGTGGCGATGCCGCTGAACAGCCCTTTAAACGGAGTCAGTGCGCCGCTGGCCTGGCTGAAACCTCTGATAAAACCGCTAACGAAAGCCTTGATTGGTTGCCAGAACTTAATGACCGCCAGCACCACGCCAGCAATCGCCAGGGCAACGGCCGCAATCGGGGCAATCATCAGTAAAAACGAGGCAGAACCCACACGGGCGGCAATACTGGCGGCCAGCAGTGCGGCACGCACCCCCCGTAATCCGGCAGTAAACAGCTGCGTCACGGCGTTACTGGCGAGCATTGCCAGGCGATTGAGTCCCAGCAGTCTGGCCACGGGTGCCAGCACCTTCGTCATGCCCATCATCACAAACGTACTGACACCCATCACGATATTGGCGATGGCTCCCACGGCGGCAAAACTCAGCAGCGCCAGCGCGGCATAACCCACCACCCGCGCGATGTTGGGAAACAGCTGCATCCACCGGGAAAAGGTCTGTCCCATATCGGCCAGGCGATTCAGCAGCGGATACAGCACCGGGATCAGCGTCAGGCCAATGACGGTTTTAATGGCCGTCAAGATGGCAATGAAGCGATCCCACGGTTTCACCATTCTGGCCGCCATTTCCTGGGTACGCTTCAGCCCGTCAGCGCCGCCCAGCTCGGTAATATTCCGCTGAAGCAGCGCCACGTTGCCATACAGCTGCTTAACCACCGCCGAACTATCCCCAAAGGCTTCATCCAGCGCCGCCTGTGCCTTCAGATTCCCTTCCAGGCTTTTGCCATATTTGCCCTGTAGCTTTGTCAGCATTTCAGGCATGGACAGCATTTTTCCAGTAGCGTCAGTGAAGGACAGCCCAAGTTTTTTAGCGCCATCAATCGCGCCTGTCATAAAGCCTTCGTAAGCGCTGCTCGCTTCCGTTCCCAGCGTGCGGCTCAATTGTCCCAGCACGGCCAGCTGTTCATCCAGCCCGACACCGTAGTTTGTCCCCACGCCGCGCGCGCCTTCCATCAGGTCTTTGATCGTGGCCATTTCCGCGCCGAACGTCTTGCGCATGTAAACCATCTTTCCGGCCAGCTGTTCAGCGAACTGGACTTTGCCCAGGCGTGCGGCATCAGACGAAAAGTTACCGAACATCTGCCCCATAAATTCCGACGTTTCCGCTGCGGTTGATTTCATGGCAAACGCCAGGACGTTGGCAACCTTAGTCACTTTCGGCAGTTCATTCCCGGTCAGCCCGGCGATGGCCGCATTGATTGATTCAGTGGACTGAACAAACTGCACCGCGCTTGCGCCGTATGTCGTGCTGAACGTCAGCGCGTCCCGCTGGACGGTTTTAAGCGCGGAATCGTCGATACCTTTTGCGGCCGCCTCATTCAGCGCGTCATACATTTCTATGGCCGGAGACAACGCGCCTTTGATGGCCATTCCCGTTCCGGCCAGCGCCAGCACGCCGCCGCCAATCTTCGTAAACGCTGCCGTCGATTTTTCCGCAAAGCCGGTCACATTGTTCTGCACCTGTTTTAACGGGCGGGACAATTTATCAATCAGGCTTAATGTAAAATCTAACTGTTTCATTCATCGCCTTTAAAAGCAGTGCTTATTCCGTTTGCAACAGCAATACGCATATTTTCCCACTGACGGTTATCCAGCCACACAGCAGCGGCAATATCGTCAACAGAATCTTCCCCGTGGGGTAAATAGTGGCGGCGTAAAATTAAATACTGATCGAGTCCGTTTTTCTCAATTGCCCGGACTCGCTTTGTCAGTTTTTTACTTCAATTTCCAGCTCAGGCGCGTAAATTTCATTTACCTTGCCAGCCAGCTGCAACGCTGCACCCGGACGTTTTAAAAGCTCGGCCAGCGAGTCTTTACTTTCTGGCTCCACAATACGGTTCAGGTAGTTATGCGCCGGGGCAACCTTGTTATCCATCGCCATTTCGTTAATGAATTTGTTATAGGCGGTCTGGTTAGGTGCGAAAACAATTTCTTTACCACATACAACCAGATTAATTTTCTGTTCCATTTAACACACTCTCTCGTTTGTTTATTTCATCAATCAGCGCGTTATGACGTGCTGCACATACAGAATATAAATTCTGATATTCAATAGCTGGGGCAGCAATATCCGCCCCGGTATTACCTTTAATGCGCGGAAGATTTTCCGTTGGGCATTTTCGCTTCAGGTTTTCCTGATAAGGTACGCTCGGTATTGTCGACGGTTGCGTTGTACATCCGGATAAAATCATCAGACACGCAAACGTTAGTGAAAACCGGCTTAAGAATTTCCGTCCTGATTTCCTTCGGTCTGCCACTCTCCAGCGCCTCCAGCTTATCTTCCAGCCCCCTGGCGGATTCGCTGGCAATTTCCAGCATCGCCTTTTGGGACTTGTTACCCGCAACCTGCGCGGCGGAGTTGATCGCCAGCTCCAGGCTGTCACGCCGCCAGTCAGCGGTCAGCCAGCCCCAGACAAACGCCAGCGCAACCACTACCAGCCACTGGCCGTTTGTCATCAGCGCACCCCGTTATGTTCCAGACTGAAGTGATTACCGTCCGGACGGGATTTAAAGCGGCCGCCCCACGTACCGCCCAGCGATTCCCAATATTCACCCAGCGGGAGATAATCGGCGGTGTCTGTTTTGTACTGGCCATTCACGAACAGATTAAAGTCCACGGCCAGGCGCTGTGTATGCAGACTGTTGGTGATGCCGCTGCCCTTTTTAGCGTTAAGCGCGGCCTGTTCCGGCGTGCGGTACGCCTCGCCAAACGTCAGGCGATAGCCATGCTCTTCAGCCCAGTGGATCAGATTTGCCACCATCACGGTAAACAGCTGCTGCTTTTCACTCAGTGTCATTGTCACTACCCTCTTTTTTCCCCAGAGCCCTGCGGCGCAGGTAAATCTCAACTACCTGATAACCTGCAATAGCCAGCACCGTTCCCAGCCCATTGATAGCCAGCGGACTGGCATTAGGTATCTGGAACAACGCAGCACCCGCAACAACCGAAACCAGGCCACCGAGAATCAAACGCCCAAAGAACAGACGCGGTGTGATTACATCGTCACTGGTAAGCAATTTCCCCAGTGCGACAAGCAGCCCGATGGTGATCAGGGTGTAAAAGCTCTTTTCATGTTCCTGCATCCCTGCCCCTTAACTGATCAAGTTTTCCGTGGCTTCCGCTTCCAGATACGGAACGCCGTTGATGTTTACGAACTTTGGACTGGTCACAAAGTATTTGATTTTGTGCGTGGCCACGCTGCCGCCCTTCGGATCGATATCCAGCAGGTTACTCAGCTGAAGTTTGCAGCCGAACGTCTCCACCTTGACTTCCTCATTACCGGCTTTGGCATAGAAGAGGAAATCCACGGGTTCAATACCACGCCAGGAACCCGCTGATCGTGCTTTGGCCGTCAGCACGCTCAGCACTTTGGAACTGACTTCAATTTCCCCCTCTGCGGACACATCACCATCAACGTGGCCATCCGGCACGCCACGGGTCTGCGCGGCGGCGCTGTTGTCCGTGATATCGAGAGAAATTTTTTCAATGTGGATCAGATCGCCGTCAACGTAAGAATCAAACGACATTCCCGAAATACGCTTACTCATGCGGCGGCCTCCAGGCTGGCATCCAGTAACAGACTAATAGTGATTTGCAGCGGCACTTCCCAGGTGCGCACCACAATGTAAATCTCCACCGCCTTTTTGTTTTTCCAGACAATGGTTACATCACCATCCTGCGGCGGCTTCACTTCGCCGGGGAATAAAACCCCGTTGATGTTTGCTGCCGTGGACATTTCGCGCAGTGGCTTCGCAAACAGCGTCTGGTGTGCGGCAATGCTGCCCGGCGTGCTGTTAAGCGAACGGTCTGCAATTTTGCCGATGGCCAGCAGACGCACCCGGCGTGCGGCTTTATCGGCCACGCGCAGTGTTTCGATGGACTGATAATCACCCCCTTCCACGTCCAGCGTGCGGCCGTCTGACCAGTAGAACCCGTCATAATCCGGATACCACATTGGCACGCTGAAGCGCTGCGCCTCCAGCGCCTGAAGCGTGGCCAGTTCCAGCACCGCGCCTGTGCCATCCAGCGGCAGCTCATCGCTGCCCAGACTGACCAGCGCCCCCGTTTTTACACGCGCCGGGCTGTCCGCCACGGTGACGGCACGGCTGCACAGACGGCCAGCCAGCACGCCCGGTTCGTTACCCCAGAGCCGGGGAACCAGCTGCACTGCTTTTTCCGCAATGCCGTCCTGAAGGGTGGACATACGCACAAGGTAATCCGCCTGTCCCTCTTCATCCTGCATTCCCTGCGCGGCCAGAATGAACCACACCCAGCGGCCGTATTTAGCGATCAGATCCGCACGCAGCGTAATGGCCTGGTTAATCTCCGCCTTTGTGGAAATGTCATTGCACAGCACCACGCCTTCAACCGAGCACGACACCTGTGCGGCCAGCACCGCTTTAACCCACGCATCCGGCTCGCTGTCAGCGGCCAGCACATGGACGAACCCCCACCAGTTCTGGCCAGCATTCGACACCGCAGCCAGCACGTCACTTTTTAACTGGCTGTCAGCCTCACCCAGAAGCGCGTCAAAATCGCTCTGTGTGTTCACAGCCAGGGTCTTGCCTGTATTTTTGGTTCCCGTACCGATAAACAGCACCGCGCGTTCCACCTCATTGGTTTCGCCCAGTAGCTGGTTTACCTGGTTAACGGTTACATTTGGCCAGGTCATGTTCTCCCCCTGATATCCTGCGCATTCACATCCCAGCCAAAGCCGATGGCCTGAAGCTGTCGTGCCAGCGCCTTGTTAAAGTCCTCATCACCCATTCCCAGAAATACGCGGGAAGGGAGATCGATAGTCCAGCTTGTTTTTACGGCCTTGCCGCTTAACTTCCGAATAAGCAACCCCGCCTGTGCGTATGGCATTTCGCTGGTTATTTCCCGGATAGTGGGCTTTTTCCAGCGCTTCCCCCGGCGCACCCGGTAGCCCAGCGCACGCAGTTTTTTTCCCTGCGCAGCGGTGGCCATCTTGCCTGGCTGTGCCTTCCCTGGCTGGCTTGCACGACTCACCCGGACGCGCATGCCGTTTTGCTGCGAATAGCCCACCGTGCCAGCGGGTACAGGCGTTTCCCCGTTCCGGTAGCCGCCACCCTGCAAGTAAATCCGCACGGCCTGAATCTCAGGCATTTCCCGGATATGCAGCAGTTTCGGCATGTTGCGCAGCATCTTCCCTTTGCGCTTTGTTTTGCGACCTTCCCAGCCTTCCCCGTCGGGTGCTTCCTGATTCCGCACGTTGCGTTTGGCGGCGGCAATAACGCCATATTTCGCCATTCGCCACAGCAGCCGCTGCCGTTTTTTGGGCGGCAGCTCCATGCTGGCCAGCGCCTTTTTCAGCTCCGCCAGCTGGCGCTTGTTAAGCTCCCCTCCGGCAATCACGACGCATCGCCCACAGGCGCACCGGATTCATCCACGCCGTAAATCGTTGCGGTCAGCGCCGTCCAGATCTCCGGCTCAACCAGCGACCAGCGCTTTCCCTGCCAGGGGATTAACCCCTTTTCGTCCTCACGGATCACCAGCTCTTCAGCCATGGGAACCGTCAGGACAATATCGGCGGTCTCTTCATCGGCCACCGACACATCCCACTGCGGATCGGCCTCAGTTACCCCGATTTCGTCCAGTAATTCCCGGTCTGCCTCATCGAGCCAGGCAGCCATCAGCGACATAAGCAGCTGCGGCGGACACAGGCGATACGGGAAACGCTCCCAACTCAGTACCGCGTCATAGCGGATCACCGCCTGGCGGTACTGCCCCAGCCCCATATCCTTTGCAGCCGGTACGAACTCCATTTCATCCACAACGCTGCCAAAAGCCTTCATCGCACGGGCTGGCACGTTGCTGGTAAAGAACGCCGTCAGGTTTTCAAGCTGTGTCTGGTTCATACCTTCTTCACCGTGGCTCTTTTCAGCCCCTTCATACGGCGGATCACAACAGATGCTTCTGCCAGTAACCCGGCGCGGGTTTCCGTGCTTTCCTGGCCTGGGTGAGAGTCACGCCGCCCAACGGTGGCAAACTCCCCCAACAGGTCCGCTTTTGCCCTGGCAAAAACCGCCTTCATGTACTGCGCACAGAGGGCGTTTAACTCCCCCATCCGCGCCCCCGGCGCGTCCCCTGCGCTCAGAACCCCTTTTGCCTTCCAGCTGGCTTCCACTTTTTCCAGCTCCGCATTCACCTCCGCCACGGCCGCCAGCAGCGCCTGGGCAACGGTGTCCGCCTCAACATCAGCCGGGATCGCTCGCTGTGCCTGAAAATCCTTCAGGTTCAGGTCTGGCCAGAATCCTTCGTTTTTTAGCGGCTCGTCCTGATAATCAAGCGGCTTTCCACTAAACATGGCTCCCCCGAAAAAATAGGCGGGCTGTCCGGTTTCCACGGCGCAGTTTCACATCGTGTTTCTGCCCTCCACCGCGCCCGCCTGGCGGTTGGTAGTCTTTAACCCTGCGTCAGTTTTCGGATACGTGCGGCGATGGTCTGCCGCTGCGTTTTAACGCCGATTTTCAGGTAATACTGTTCTGCGGTGGCCAGCAGCTGATCGGCTTTCTGGAGTGTTTCCACATCGTCCACACCCGCCGCTGTTTTCTGGCCATCCTCACCGCGCAGCAGCTGCAACCCGGCGAACTTGTACCATTTCGCTGTCACCTGCTCATGTAGCCGCCACCGGGTGGCCACGTTCTCAAACGTGCGTGAAAAATAAGGCTCAATGCTTTCCCCGCGCCCCGCAGACTCCTCCGCCCAGGCCAGCATCGTATCGGCCACGAACGTTGGAAAATTGCTGCGCAGCCGTTCCGGTGTAGCCTGTTGCTGGGCAATAGCGATATCAGCCCATTCCAGCGCCTTATCCAGATCGCCCACATCAAACAGCCAGATCACGCACCACGCCAGAACCGGATTGGCATACACCTGGCCGCTGGCCAGATACGCTTCCACAGTCGGCACCCATTTGGGCAGCAGCACGTTGCGCTTATGCTCGACGCGATCCGCAATCAGGGGCAGGCTTCGCACCTGTTCCACGTCTGTTTCCAGCGCCTTAATCAGCAGGTGCATGCTTTCCGTGGTGCCAACGGCCAGGCTCTGCTTCAGCTTTTGTTCCATCGCAATGCGCTGGTTATGACGCTGCGCGGGTGAAAGAGACATTGATTAACCCTCCACTGGCTCAGACGGCTTGCCGATGGTCACGGCATCTTCATCAATCGCCGCGTACAGCTCCGGCACTTCAACCGCATAACCTTCGTTACGCAGATAGCTGTTTTCGAACTGTTTGCGGTCATCTTCAAAGCGCGCTTTACGCTGGCGCGTGTTGCGCTGTGTGTAGATATGCAGGTTCGAAAGTGGCGTAACCACCATGCGTTTGCCCGGCATGAACGGCGGGATAATCGCCTGACGGCCAGCGATGGTGTTACCCAGCAGCTGCGCCGCGATTTTCTCCGTTGGGCGGTCAGCAGCCTGGAACAGGCGGTACTGTTCGGCGGCCACCAGGTCAGCACCTACCAGCACCACCAGGCGCGGGTCATTGCGGAACTGTGCCGGGATTTTGGCGTTAATCAGATCGGAGGCCATCGCATCCAGCGATTTATAATCACCCGCCTGATCGAGCACCACCGGATCGGTCATGATTTGCTTGCCGCCCAGCATGGTTTTCATGATTTCATGCCAGCCAATGTTCACATCTTCGCCGTTCGGGTTGGCAATCGGGTCTGTGGTTTTGGCGCGGTGTGTACCGTTAAAGCCGATACGCAGCATATCCATGGCAAACGCCTGGGTACTGAAGGTCTGCACCAGGTTGTAAAACTCGTTTTCTTCCTTCCCGGCGTTCGCCCAGACGGAAAGCAGATCCCAGCGCAGCGCCGCACAGCTGTCCGTTTCAACCAGGGAATAGGTATTGCCATCAACACCCACCTGGCGGACGAAACGGCCTGTTTCACTGCGCCCGGTATGAAGGACAGATGCGCCCACGTTGACGACCTGACCACTCAGTTGGTCAACGTCCAGCGTCGTGATCCAGTTCAGGAACTCCACGGACTCCAGCATGGCCAGACGCAGCGCGGTTTCCTGCGGGTCATTTAGCGAAAAATAACGGCCAGGGTTTTGCGTGCCAAAATGCTGCGCCAGCCCCGCCGTATAATTGTCCAGTAAATCCCGCGCACGGTTATTCAGTAACATAAGACTCCCTCGCAATTAAGCGATAATAAAAATGTTTTGCTTATTCGCGTTGCGGTTAATTACAGGTAGCTAAATTTACCGGATTTGGACTGCACCTGACGCTGTTTGCGCTGACCGCCCTTATTACCCAAATCATTAAAGCGGGTAACAATCTCTTTTGCATTATCACGAATAACGGCAAACTCTTCCGTGTCCACTACTTCGGTAATAGTGTCAACATCGTCCTGCACGGAATTAAGCTGGGTTTCAATTTTACCCACCCGCGCTTCCAGATCGTTCAGCGCACTCGCCAGCGCCTGCAATTTATCATCAGCAGGTGGATCGCCCTGCGGATTTTCATCTTCAAACTTCGGCTTAATACCAAACAATTTCTGCCAGTTCTTCATCTTCCCTTCCTGCGTAATTTTACCGTTACGGGAAATCACACAACTGTAATATCCCTGTTTGTTTAATTTGCGCTGACTAAAGCGCAGCCGTGTCGTTCCTACACTTGCCGGGTTGTCAGTGACAGCCAGCCCCTTCAGATATGTACGATCCCCTCCGCGCCAGTTCAGCTCCGGCTCTACGGAGAAATACAGCAGCTGGCCTTCGTCGTTTGCGTAAATCAGGCGCTTATTCGGGCAAAGGCTGACATACAGCCGCGCCAGCCCGTCATCGCCGTCCTGCCACATCGCTTCCAGCACTTCACCAAAGTTCCCGGCGTAGCGCTCGTGTTCTGGCCAGAGTAAAGCGGCGTAATGGTCAGGGTCATAGGTTTCCCCCATGTCGATAATCCATTGCCGTTCCAGCACGCGTCCATCAACCGTATCGCCTTCAGTAGCAACACACAGCCAGCCAGTTTTTAAATGCGACACATATTTCCCCCTCTGTCGATTAACTGTTTAACTTGCTGTGGATTTGATTATTGCTAATTAAACACATCCCCGCATCACGCTTTATTCTGAACAGTTCGGTTATAAGCCATTACCGAACAGCCCCGAATAAACCCCGCCGTTTTTTCATCAGCACCACGGCATAATTAAATCTATGGCTAAATACTCAGACGAATTAAAAGGCGTTGTCCGTGCACTTTACTTGCGCCGTTACACGCCCAAAGAAATTGCATCAGAATTAAATCTGTCGAATGCGCGGATCGTTTACTACTGGGCGGAAAAATATAAATGGGCTGACCTGCTCAGTTTCGAAAGCACAGAGGAGGCAATTGAACGCCGTTACCAGCTGTTAGCCGGGCGCGACAATAAAACGGATCTGGATTTAAAAGAAATGGATTTGCTTATTGCTCACGCCACAAAGCTGCGTGCCCAGAGCAATAAACATAAAGAAAAGCTGGCCTCCAGCCAGGGGGAACGGCAAGCAGCTGCGCGAGGGGACGACGACGAGCCGCGCAGCAAACGCAAGTACAAGAAAAACGATATCTCGTCTCTGACCCAGGAGGATTTTGACACCTGGGCAGAGGAGCATCTTTTCGAATATCAGAAACACCTGCGCCGCAACATTGGCCAGCTGGTCAGGAACATCCTGAAAAGTCGCCAGATCGGTGCAACCTGGTACTTTGCGTTTGAAGCGTTCGAAAATGCGGTAATGACGGGCGATCCGCAAATCTTCCTGTCCGCATCCAAAGCACAGGCGGAGGTGTTCCGGTCTTACATCGTCAACATTGCAGAACAGTATTTTGGCATCACGCTGACTGGGAACCCGATCTGCTTAAGCAACGGCGCAGAGCTGCGGTTCCTGTCTACCAACAAAAACACCGCCCAGTCATACAGTGGCCATCTTTACTGTGATGAATATTTTTGGGTGCCCAACTTTGCAAAACTCAATGAAGTGGCCAGCGCGATGGCCACACATGACAAATGGCGTACCACCTACTTTTCCACGCCATCGGCCAAAACGCACCAGGCGTATCCGTTCTGGACGGGTGAAGAGTGGAAACAGGGCAGCAAGAAGCGTGCGGCCATTACGTTTCCGCTGTTCGATGAAATGCGGGACGGTGGCCGGCTCTGCCCGGATGGCCAGTGGCGCTATGTCATCACCATGGAAGATGCCATTGCGGGTGGCTTCAACCTGGCCAACATCGAGAAGCTGCGCAACCGCTACAACACCGCCACATTCGACATGCTTTACATGTGCGTGTTCGTGGACAGCAAGGATTCCGTTTTCAGCTTTTCCGACCTGGAAGCGTGCGGCGTGGAGGTGGACACCTGGCAGGATCACGACCCGGACGCAAAACGGCCGTTTGGGGACAGACCAGTATGGGGAGGATTTGACCCGGCACGCAGCGGCGATTTGTCGTGTTTTGTGATTGTCGCCCCGCCGATGTTTGCCGTGGAAAAATTCCGCGTGCTGAAGGTGATTTACTGGAAGGGTATGAACTTCCGTCACCAGGCAAAGCAGATCGAAAAGCTGTTTGACCAGTACAACTTCACTTATCTGGGCGTGGACGTAACCGGGATCGGCCAGGGGGTGTTTGACAATATTCAGCACTTTGCCATGAAGGTTGTTGTTCCGATTCGCTACGACATGAACACCAAAAACCAGCTGGTACTGAAGGCCGCCGACGTGGTGGAAAGCCAGCGTATCGAGTGGGACAAAAACCTGAAGGAAATCCCCGCCAGCTTTATGTCAGTAAGGCGCACTACCACGCAGAGCGGTAACGCCATGACCTTTGTTGCAGACCGCAGCCAGGACACTGGCCACGCAGAGGCATTCTGGGCAATCACCCACGCCCTGCATAACGAACCACTCAACTATGAAAACAAACCAAAATCCCGCTGGGGTGTAAGGAAACAGGCAGCATGAGCAAAAAGAAACGTTTTGTGAAGCGCGAACAGCGCGGCGATAAGTCCAAAAAAATGAGCATTATCAGCTTTGGCAAACCAGAACCGGTACTGACTACCGGAACCGATTACCGGGAAATCTGGTACGACAACGCCGCCGACCACTACACCCAGCCGATTGACCGTCTGGCGCTGGCGCAGCTTATCAACCTGAACGGCCAGCACGGCGGGATTATCCACGCCCGTAAAAACATGGTGACGGCGGACTATCAGGGCGGCGGCCTGACGTTCGACGAACTGGAGGCCGCTGTTTTTGATTACCTGACCTTTGGTGATATCGCTGTGGCCAAAATCCGTAATGGCTGGGGAGACGTGATCGGGCTTCAGCCGCTGCCGGGGCTTTACCTCCGCCGACGAAAGGAGAGAGAAAACGCGGAGACTGTGCCAGGGGATTACGTGGTTTTACAGGAAGGCGAGCCGCTGGCGTTCCCGCCTGACGATATCATTTTCATCAAGATGTACGACCCGCAGCAGCACATCTATGGTCTGCCGGACTACATCGGCGGCGTTCATTCAGCCCTGCTGAACAGTGAGGCAGTTATTTTTCGCCGTCGCTACTACCACAACGGCGCACACACGGGCGGCATTCTGTATACCCGTGACCCCAGCATGACGGACGAAATGGAGGAGGAGATTGAACAGCAGCTGCGAGACAGCAAGGGGATCGGCAACTTTTCCACCATCCTGGTGAACATCCCTGGCGGCGACGGCGACGCGATCAAGTTTATTGAGATGGGGGATATTTCGGCCAAAGATGAATTTGCGAGCGTGAAGAACATCAGCGCCCAGGACATTCTGAACGCTCACCGCTTCCCGGCCGGGCTTGCGGGTATTGTTCCGCAGAATACTGCCGGACTGGGCGACCCGGAGAAGGTGGAACGCACTTACAAAAAGAATGAAGTGTTACCCATCCAGCGCCGCCTGGCGATGGCCATCAACAGCGATCCAGAAATTCCGCGCCACCTGCATTTGAATTTTGCTGAAGAAACAACGGTGAAGGGTGCAGCATGAGTCAAAAAAGGCTAAAATCCAGGCATTATTTGACAGCCGGAGAATGGAATATGAGAGTCCTGAAAATTGAATGTCCGGAGTGCGGCTCTAAGGCTGTGATTCGCAAAACTAACCGAAAGCACCGCCAGATTGCAGATATTTACTGCGCATGCGCAGATGTGGAGTGTGGGCACACCTTTGTTATGAATTTGACGTTTTCCCACACCCTCAGCCCCAGCGCTAAAACAGGTGACGCTCTGGTGCAAACCTTGCTCAAAAACCTGTCACCCGACCAAAAGCAAATGGCTCTGGATTTATTGAAGGCTGCGCCCGCTGCCTGAAACGCCCCCGTTCTGGGGGTTTTTTATTTCCCCCCTGACCACGTTTCGCATCTCTTCAGCAATTTCACCAATCCAGGTTAAGGCAATAGTCTTTTCCTTCGTGCTTATCTCACTTACATGGGCAATTTTTGCCAGTAATTCGATGCGCTCCAGCTTTGCTGATGCCTCTAAGATATCCATGCAGCCCTCCCATAAAACAAAATACTGTATAACCATACAGTATACCCAAACGCACAATATGTGAAATGATAATTAGCACAAATGACAATTTACGCATTACTTATCACGTACTTACACACCATTACTGCCAGCCTGGCCACTGTTCATCTTCCGGATTATTCCGCTTCTCCTGCAACCTTCCCCCCCTGTAAATCAGGGCAGATCGGCCAAATTTGAGACCGCCACCCCGCTTCAGAATGTCGATTTCTTCATCCGTTCCGGCAAACCCTCTATGGTTCAGTTCCAGTTTTAACCGTCTCCGGGTTCCCCCCTCCGTACAGTTATTGACAGAACTCCAAGGGGCGGCGCTGCCGCCAGAAAAACCCGCCTCCGCTGGCGCTTCGGCCAACTTCGCAACCTTCTGCCACTTAACCAGACGGGTGCAAACTTCGGAATCAGGGATCAAAGGCGAATAGATACCCTGCACACGCTGAACATCTTCTGCGTACTCGTTACCCTGTTCAGTGATTTCATAGGCCAGACGCACAACCAGATCGCGACGTGAAACCAGTGCGCCACCCTGCAACTGGGTATAGGCAGCCCAGTCCCCGACATCAGCCGCCGCCAGCACCGCATCCATACGGCTGTCAGTCAGGCGCTGATCACCCAGGCGGCGCAACTCACGCCATACAGTCACAGGCGCACCACCAATTTGCTGAAATTGGCGAATCCGCCAGCGGGATGCCCAGGCCGATACGGATTTGGCCATATCGCGCAGGTTTTCCCCGGTTTCTTCATCCTGCTCGCCATCGAGCGCAAAGCCGTCGATATTTTTTGAGATGTACTTAGCGATATAACCCGTTGCCGAACCTTTAGCGGGATCGATAGGCTCAACGTGAAAACGCGCCTTAAGCGCGCTGGGTGTCTGAAGCTCTTCTGAATCGGCAATTCTGGCGTGATAGCAAAGAATATCGCGCACCGCCTCAACGTCATGCGGTCGCATAAACAGCAGCATATGCCAGTGCGGTGTTCCGTCGTGGTGTGGTTCCACCACGCGAAAACCAAAAACATGAATACCGGCACGTGAGATCGCCGCGCGTGCTTTTGCCCAGACGTTGCATAAATAACGCTGCGTGTCCCGTGGGTTTAAGCCATTCCACTGAGACACAAAGCCGCCCTTACTGTGTACCGCGTGATAACGTGATGGCGCGGTGATTGTGTAAAACTCACCAGCCAGCGCTTCTTCATTTGCCATATCTTCAAATCCTCTCATTCGAACCATCAGTTCACAGCGACGGATCGCAGGATTAGCCACACTGCGATGAACCATACTGTCCAGCGCAATGCGGTTGCCCTCATCGTCCATCAGATCAAACTTCTTGAAAAATTCCAGATTGCGCTTCTTCTGGTCTATCCACTCCCCCAGGGTTTTGCGCGATACGTAAGCGCTTGCAGATTTCTGCACCTGGCCAACGGCGATGGCCAGATGCTCACGTTGAAGGTCACGTGCACGCTTCAGGCGCTGATACCACCATTCCGGTGCCATGAGACGCAAAATCCCGGACTCCGCCTTTCGGGTTTCCAAGTGGCCATCATTGGCCTCGTACTCTGCCCAGTACGGCGGCTGATTGTTCAGCATGAGGGAAAGTGAACAGAGTTTGCGGTAAGCCTCCAGCGTGCGCTGGCGCATTTCCCTTTCGTCTTTGGGTTTGCCCTTAAGCGTGTCGGTGAAGTCATAAAACATCTGAGCTATCCAGCCAGAGACTTGGCCAGACAGCTTTTTGAGGTCGGTACGGTCAAGCGACGGCAAACGCTGTAATGATTTGCCAAAAGGGAGATCGAATACATCAGCGGCCAGCTGGTAACGCGCAGCCACTTTCCGCAGACGTGGCAATACATTCTCACCGATTGTTTTGCGCAGGAATGTATTGGCACGGCGGCGGCCGTCACGACCAGCAAACAGCTTTTCGTAACGGTTGCCAAAATACCCGGCTAGCCAGTCGGGTATTTCATGAAGGAACTGTGAGCGCCATTCGTAGTCCTGTGGGTTAACTGCCCACAAACGGCGCTCTGTGATTGTTGCATCTGCTGGCGTTCCTGGCGCAAAAGTATCACGCCGCCAGATATCAACGGCATGATGTTGGCCAGCAAGAGACAGATCAGTCACGATTAACCCACTTCTTCCAGGCATTAATCATGTAAGCAGCGACACATACAGCCACCAGTACAGGCCAGACGAGGGAAGAGATAGCGACCAAAATAAAGTCCACATCATCTGAAGTCTCCGCGTCCCGGCGCTCTTCCCAGGAAAAGAAGATGAAAGCCACAAATACCGTCAGCGCATACAGCCCGGTCATGGGTTCAGTCATCATTTCGCCACCACCCCAGCGCTGGAGGCTCTGGAAACTGGTGATTTCAGAATCAGCTCTGCGGCAGATTTCTGGCTTGCAGCTGCGGCGCCAACACTGCGGGGCGCTTTCACTTTCACCGATTCAAACCCGGCATAAAGGTAATGCACCATTTCCAGATCACTGTTTGACGCGACAACACTCACGCCCTTCTCAGCAAGACGGCGCAGCTTTCTGGCCAGCCGCCCCTGATCAAGATGTGAAAAGCCGCTTTCAGTGTATGAGGTGAAATTTCCTGATTCCGTCAGGTATGGCGGATCGCAATAGACCACATCCCCGGCACGAACCAGCGCAAGTGTTTCGGAGTAATGCGCGGTGATGAACGTTGCACGCTTTGCCTTTTCAGCAAATGCGCGGACTTCTTTAAGCGGGAAATAGTTGTTTTTGTACTTCCCGAAAGGGACATTGAACTGGCCACGGCGGTTGTAACGGCAAAGCCCGTTAAAGCCGTGGCGGTTCAGGTACATGAAACGGGCAGCTGCTTCAACGCTTTCAGCCCCAAGTGCCTTTCCCGACAAATTGAATGCATCCCGGACGGCATAGTAAAAAATAGCGCGGCTCTCCTGTTCACCTAACGCCCCGGCAGAAAACAGGGCTTCAAGCTCCATTAGAAACGCGTCGGTATGGTAGGCCATCGCCTTATACAGATTGACTAAATCCGGGTTCAGGTCAGCGATCAGGTATTCGTCATAGTCCGTATTCATCATGACGGCGCAGGAACCCGCGAACGGTTCAACCAGTCGCTTACCCTCCGGCAAGTGGTCACGCAGCTGCGGCATGAGGCGGACTTTGCTGCCCACCCATTTAAGAGGCGTTTTTACTGCCATGCTGCACCGCCTTTGCTGCAAATGGCTGCGGCTTCTTCACGGATCAGTTCTACGATTTCGGCAGCGCTTAAACCTTCGTTAGCGGCATACGCGGCCAGCTTATCCAGACGGGCAGAACACAGATCGGCGGAGGCCGCTTTACCTTCCTCAGCAGCCTTTGCCAGCATTGCCAGCAGGTCAGTACCGGATTGGTTGACGGGTAAAAACATGCGTGTTGTTTGCATTTTGGTTTCCTCAGGGCAAAAGAATCCCCGGCCACCGCAGGGATGGCCAAAAATTCAGGCAGTTAATTAGTGGAAAGAGACGGTAACGGGCGCGGCTGAGTAGCTCGGCGCGGGTATCTGGTGTAACTCGTAGGTATTGCGCCACCACTCCTGGATCAGCGCTTTGACTTCCCCAGCGCCCAATGACCCGGCGATGTAATACATGGAACGAATGCTGGCCAGCGCTTCAACCTGCTGATACTGGCTTTCCGCTTCACGATAGACACAGCACCAGTACGCTGCATTCAGCGCCAGCCAGTGGCGTGGGCTCGTCATGTGTTCAGTGTCGTTAAAGAAGAACGGATGCAAGGACACGCGGCCATTTTTCACTGTGCATTTGGAGGCAAATAACACGGCGTAATTGTGTGGAACTCCCCACGCAGCCAGCTCCTGTCCCAGTTCTTTGGCGTTTACAGAGATAATGGACATTAATGATTCTCCTGCTGTTGCATCTTATGAACGATATGAGGCGCGATAATCATCTGCACGCCATTACTGCTGTGGATCGGATGTGCCTTTTTCACCTGGCGGTTAGCGCTGCGCTTTGAAAAATCGCTGTCGCTCAGACTCCCGAACCCTTCAAACGTCAGACGCGCCCTGGATATGCCCTGGCGCAGCTGAATCATTGCCCGGTAGTCCAGGCGTTCGAATAACTCTGACCAGCAGCATTTGCTCAGATGGGCTTTGAAAACATCCATTCCGGAAGCTACTGCGGCCGCATGTAAAACAACCCCGCGCCATTCTGGTGTTAATTTGTCCCACCATTCGGCGGCTTCGCTTTTCTCACTCCAGTACTTACGGCGGATGTTGCCCAGCCATTTGAGGCCAATTTCCTGCTGCTTTTCGCTAATGGCCATAACGCCCCCTGATAATCCCGAACAAACGAAACCACCATGGACGACGAGACGAACGGGCATTGAATTTGTACTGGTGGCCAGGGTTCCAGCGTTGGCCGTTTGGCAGTTCAAGCCAACCAGTTGACCCGCTTGCCAGTTGCATGGCCGGAGATTCTTTTTTCAGATAGGTAACGAATGCTTTCATGGTTATCCCTCACATCATGCTGCTGGCGCTGGTAGTCACGATATCGACGGCAGCAGCAAGAACCGGCGCAGACTGGAGGCGGCTTTCAACGGTGTAAGCCAGAACGGAAAGGGAACGGATGGCATCACGGGCACGATCAAGAATTTGTGTGCGGCGTGCGGCGGTCATGTGCTCAGTTGAAACGGCTTCCCCAGCGATCGCACCCACGTTTGCGGTGGCGCTTAATGCGCAAAATTGCATGTTCGCTTCAGTGGCGTTATTGACCGGAACGGACGGGAGGCAGTTAATCTGCCCCAGCATCCCATCCAGTAAACGCGCATCTTCGGTGTAATCGGTAATAGCCAGTAGCTCGTCACAGGTCAGGCGATGCGGTTGAATCGGGTTCAACTTATTGCGCAGGATCTGCGGACGCATACCAACGGCAGCGGCTACATCTTCCAGATTGTGCGACAGCGCAAACGCTCGGCAAGCTGCATCAAAGTGAGCATGTTTAGAAGTCTGATAATCAAACATTGTTAGCTCCTCCCTAATCCGTACGATGAATTACGCGTTAAGCGAAACGTCACATTCGCTTAACGCCATCACGGTTAAGGCGGCCATGTTCACTTCAACCAGCCCTTTTTTCTGTGCTCCTTTAGGCTTGATAGGAAGTTTTCCGTATGAAATCAGATTCTCAGCAGTGCTTTTGGACATGCCCGTACGGCGGCAATATTCATCAAGCGGGATATATGGATCGGGGATCACGATTGTAATGTTGGGACGCATAATGCAAACTCCTCCGGTTGTGGATACGCCAATATCCACCTTTATCAACCAATATTCGACTTAACCTACAACACGGAGACTCTACTTCGACTAAATCGAGAAATCAACCATGTTTTCGACTTAATCGAAAGAGTGAGCTAATGAGCAAATTTTCTTTTGAACAGATAGGCCACAGTAGCGACGTCTTGGATCGGGTTGTGGATGCCTACGGATTCACCTCAAAACTTCAGTTAGCCGACCACTTTGATATGGCCTCCAGCAGTCTGTCTGCACGGTTCAAGAGGGGGGTTTTTCCAGCAGATATGGTCGTACGGTGCGTAGCTGAAACTGGCGCATCATTGGAATGGCTAGCCACTGGACAAGGTAGAAAGTTCGATGATGAAGAACTGGATATTTTGAAAATGCCGCGTCGTAAAATCGTTGACGGACTGATTTATGACGCTGGTATGTACATGCTGGATAAAGTCTCTTTTTTACCGGGCGTCCCTTTGCCCACCTCTCCCATTTGTGTGCTGGAAGGTAATAACCAGTTCATCGTTGATACCTCATTTACAGAGGTTTATGACGATCAATGGCTTGTAGAGATCGAGGGAAAAACGAGTATCCGTACCCTTACGCGCATTCCAGTTAAGAAAGTCAGAGTAAGCGGCGTAGGTATGGCTTTTGATTGTGGTATCGACGACATAAACGTGATTGGGCGTGTTGTCCTGACGATTCATTAACATGACCGTAAGAAAACTCAGTAATGGCCAATGGCTTGCCGACTTCTACCCCGTCAACCGTAGCGATGGCAAGCAAGGGAAGAGAATCCGCAAAAAGTTCGCGACTAAAGGTGAGGCGTTAGCATTCGAAAACTACACCCTGCAAAAAGTTGAGGACACGCCCTGGCTTGGTCAAGGAAAAGATAAACGTCGCCTTTCAGATCTGATACATCTCTGGTTTGAGCGCCACGGGATAACCCTGCGCGATGGTGAAAAGCGTAAAAGCTCCATGCTATGGGCTGATGAGTGTATGGGTTCTCCTATGGCTACTGAGTTCACCGCGCAGCTGTTCACCGCATATAGGGCTAAAAGGTTGGATGGCCACTTTGCCAGGACTAAACGCGTCACTCAAGTTTCGCCGCGCACCATGAACCTGGAGCACGCTTATTTCCTCGCTGTATTTAATGAATTAAAACGACTCGGTGAATGGGACGCGCCTAACCCGTTAGAGAACGTTCGCCAGTTCAGAACAGAAGAAAGTGAGATGGCCTATCTTACTGGAGAGCAGATAGACAGGCTCTTAGAAGAAAGCCGCCACAGCTCTGCTAAAGATTTGGAGATGATTGTCAGGATTTGCCTGTCTACTGGCGCTCGTTGGGGAGAGGCTGAGAAATTGAAGCGCAGCCAAATCGGTGCTGGTAAGGTCACATTTATAAAAACGAAAGGTAAGCGCAACCGCACAATACCATTAGACCCAGCAATCATTGCTGACCTGCCAAAAAAGAATGGTGCGCTTTTTAGTCCGTGTTATTACGCTTTTAGATCTGCTCTGGAAAGAGCGGGAATTGAATTACCGGCCGGGCAGCTGACGCACGTTCTCAGACATACCTTTGCATCCCATTTTATGATGAACGGCGGCAACATATTAGTCCTTCAAAAAATCCTCGGACACACCGATATCAAAATGACAATGCGTTACGCTCATTTCGCGCCAAACCACTTAGAGGAGGCGTTAAAGCTCAACCCTCTAAAATGTCGCAAAAGTGTCGCACAAACTTAAGAATATTGGCTCTTATTGGTGGATATTGGTTTTGTAACCGACTGATTTTTATCTAAGTTATTGTTTTTACTTTGGCTGTTATGGTTCTCATAATCGCTTGGTCGCTGGTTCAAGTCCAGCAGGGGCCACCAAATTTTAGCTTTAGAATCATATAATTAAGCCACTCTAGCGAGTGGCTTTTTTGTTTATGGTTTCATCGTTGGCAGCAAAATGGCAGCAGGAAATAAGCTGCCACCAATAAAAAACCCGCCGAAGCGGGTTAGTTTGTCAAAAATTCATGTGCCCCTGACCACCGTTTAAAGGGTGCGGAGGCACATGATCGACCTGTCCGGGTGTTACGATAAAGCGCACTACGGTTTCATGAGTAACAAAAGTGGTTCCACAGTTAATGTTTTGGCACTGGCAATAACGCTCTTTCGTATTATCTGATACACGAAAGCTACTGCGAGTATGTGCCGCGTGTCCGCATTTCGGACAATTCATCATATCCGTTTCTCCCCAAGTCATTACCCGCAATCCCACAATGATACACGAACATCCATTTTGTGAACATTATCATTCCATTTCTAAATCATCTATCTTTACCTCAAGCTCCAGAGTCGTAGTGAAACCATTATCTGCACTGACACTATGCGTCAGCGTGGTAATGGTCCATTCGGCATCATCAATGGGCTGTTTAAAGCCGCTCACCTTCACCGGCATTTCGGTATATAGATCAGCCCTTCCCTCTGCGAGCTGCAGGGAGAATGTTGCAACCCCGCGCTGCAGGCGCTCCCACTGCATCTTTGCCGCTCGCTCTGCATTGCTGCGGTTTGCATAAGTTCTGTTGAGTACCAGCACGTTTTCATCCGTCCCAACCAGGTAATCTCCCTGTTTTGCTTCCGGCTCCTTTGCCGCGGTGGTTTTCTTTCGACGGCGCTTAACCTTTGCTGTCTCTTTTTTCTTTGGCTCACGGGTATGGAGCCAGCTGGCAATTACCCCCGTATAGGCATCGCGATCAGCCAGGGTAAAACGATGGCCGTCACCAGCCTGGCGGGTGATGGTGATAACCGGCAGCGGCTTACCGCTTGCCGTTCTGCCCTGCCCCTGGCGGATAAACAACAGATTTCCGTCCTTAACTGAGGCTATCGCCCCATACTGTCGCGCCAGCTTCATCAGGAAACTCGCATCGCTCTCGTTGGTCTGGTCAAGATGATCCACAGGCTTGTCCATCAGGTCCTTTCCCAGCGCCATCTTTAATTTATGCCTGCCCGCGATTTCCTTCACAACATCGCCCACCGTTGTCTGGTGCCAGGACTTTTCACGCCGCGTATTCAGGGTTTCACGGAAATCTGCACTACGCGCGCGGATTGTGAGACGGTCAGGCGCGCCGTTGTGCTCAATCTCATCGACAGTAAACGCCCCTTTCGGAAAAAGCGGCTGACCTTTCCACCCCAGCGCAAACTGAATAATGGCCCCCCGACGCGGCAGAACGATTTGCCCGTCCGAGTCGTCCAGTTCCAGATCAAGCTGGTCCGCTTCAAAGCCCCGGTTATCCGTCAGCGTCAGACTCATCAGACGCGCATCCAGCACGGTAGTCACATCTTTACCTTCAATGGTGATGCTGAAACCGGGGGTTTTGCTGTTCAGGTTCAGGAGATCAGAGCTGAAATTCACTGCAGTAACCCCCCAACCGTATTTTTCATATTGCCTATCGCAGAGGTGGCGGAGTCCTGCAAATTACTGAGCTGATCGCTGAGGCTGCCAAACATATCAGACAGCGATTCATCCACCCTTTTCAGGCTCAGCGAAAATTCGATGCGCCGGGGCATACCGCTCTCAAAAAATTCTGTTTTTGTCTGGCTCAGACTCTCGATCACAAACATGCCGTAAATCGTCCCGCTCCCCTCAATCAAGGGCCAGGCTTTCCCCAGCTCCGCCATCTGCTCCAGCGCCAGCAAAGACAACCTGCCGCCGGTAATCTCCGGCAGCAGGACGCCGGACAGCGTAAGCGAATCGTTATCCGGCCCAAGAAACTGCGTTGTCGGGCGCCGGTTTACCCGGCTGTTAGCTGCGTGCCGCCAGTTGCGCTGATACTGCAGCTCCTGATAGGGTACGGTTCGCAGCATGAATACGTACAACCCCAGCACCATCATCATTATTCGTAACCCCCTCGATCACTGAAATTACTGCGTGTTTTTGCCCTGGCCCTGCGCTCTCGCTCATCAAGCTGCCGGGCCACCTCTCGGGCGATATCCTGCGCGCTTTGCCCTGGCTGGGCGACAATATGAATTGGCGCGCTTATCTCGTACTTAATTACCTGCGGCTGTCTCTCTTCCTTCGGCGACGGCGCCGGTTGCGTCCTGACAGGTACACTGTACGGATGAATTGGCGCGGCTTCTGCCGGGGCAGCCGCCAGGCCCATTACGCCAGCGACCACGGAAGCGAACACCTTCTGGCGCATAGCCATCGGGTCAGCCCTGTTATCCGTGATTTCCGTAATGGCCGGTGCTGGCATGACAGCCGCAGCGATATCAGCCAGCTCCGCAGCACGCTCACGACCAGGACGATTTACCGGGGCGTTAACAATCTCAGGCGGCAGCATTAACCTGCTTTCAGGCCGTTGCTCCGGGCTGGCTGTTACATCACGAACCGGGCTTACCGTTGCCGCCAGTTTCACCAGTTCAGTAGTACGATTGATTACCGGAAGATTTGCCGGACCGTTCACACTATCAGGCGGCAGAACTATCCCGCGTTCAGGATATTGTTTAGCGCTGGCCGGTTCCGTCCGGGAAGGATTGAGCGTTGCCGCCACCCTTGCCAGATCAGCAGTCCGTTTCCTGCCGGTGACATTGGCGGGCCCGTTTACGATCTCTGGGCCATTCTCACCCACGATGCCGAACTGGCCGCGCGGAATGGTACCGCCGCTGTCGTACATGCCAGCAAAACCCATCGGCGGGAATCCGCCAGGCGGCAGCACCACTTTACCGTCTGTGTTTACCGTGGCTGGTTGCTGCCGCGTGACCTGCTCAGGAAGCTTCGCTTTGGCCGCTTCCTTGCTGACAATGCCAAGTTTTTCAAGCAGCCAGGACACGCCCGATTTAAGCGAATCCAGCGGGTGCATGACCATGTTCAGCCCTGCCGCCAGCGCCTCCCCAAACTGCCGCCCCATCGACGCCGCGCTTTGCAGCTCTGCAGAGGTGGATTTAACCGGCGTCAGCAGATCAGTAAACCAGCCCCACAATGCCTGGACCTTGTCACCTATCCACTGAAAAACAGGCTGCAGTGGCTCAAACGCCGCACTGATAGGCGCAGCTGCAGCTTTGAATCCTTCAACCACTCCGCCTAAAAATGCGCTTATCGGCTGCCAGTATTTCCAGACAACCAGCGCCACGCCAGCCAGCGCCGCCACAACCAGCCCTATAGGGCTAAGCAACACCCCAAGCACACTACCCACTCCCATCAGAGCTGTGCGCAAAAGCGCAAATGGTGACATGACCAACCACCTGATAACGCCTCCCGCCCCCCTAACAGAAGTAACTAGCGGTGCTAACGCAGCGCTTGCCAGCCCTCTGATTTTCGTACCAAGCTGACGGATAGCTTCACCAGGATTACGAAATGAGGACACCAGGCTTTCGCCCGCCTGCTGGGCATGTTCTTTGACTTTATCCAGCACCCCGTCTCGGAACGCATCCAGGATACCGTCACCGTCACCCTCATCTTCCCCACCGCCGCTGAGCGCCTCACGAATACGACTAATCCAGCTAACTGTCTCACTCGCTTCATTTCCCGAAAACAGCCCAAACAGCTTTTTCAGTGCATCACCGGACTGGAATAAACCGGGTGTGAATGATTTGAATGCCTGGCTCAATCGGCCCAGCGGTGGACCTAACCGCCCCAGGCCAGTGATGGCTAGCGATTTCATCCCAAAACGCAATAATGCCAGCGGCCCCAGAACAGCAGCCATGGCAATAGCTAATGTCCCAAGCGCCAACGTCACTGAGGCGACCACAGCGGCAATCTTCATCAAAGTGCCCGCCAGCTGCGGGTTAGTCTCAACCCATCGACGCAGTGCCCCGGTCACGCTTTTGACGTAACCCATGATATCCATCAGCGGCTGGCGCAGCGTTTCACCCAGGCTACTGAAAGCGTTCTGCGCGCCCGTTTTAACAAGCAACCACTGCGCGGAAAGTGAATCCTTATTGATATCGGATTCTTTCTGCATGGAGCCGTTAGCCTCAGTGCCTGAGGTGAGTTTCAGCTGGCGCTGCAGCTCCGGCAGGTTGTTTGCAAGCTTCGCCGCATCGTCGCCAAACTCCTTACCAAATATCATCGTCATGGCGGACAGGCGTTTATCCTGCGGCAGCTTGTTGACCTTCTCCAGCACGCGCTTAATGGTCCCCATTGCGTCCTTTGTCATCTGCTTTTCAATCTCTTCTGGATTGAGTTTCAGCAGATCCATACCTTCCATGAACCGCTTGCTCTGCATGGTCGCAATCGACAGTTCGCGCACCATCGCATTTGATGCGCTGGCGGCAATTTCAGGCGCGGCACCCAGAGACAGGAAGGTGGAACCCAGCGCGGCCGCCTTTCGGAAATCAAGCCGGTCGGCCACCCCCCCCATGCGCTGCAGCACATTGATGATATCGCCGCCCTTAGACATGGCGTTATCGTCCAGGTAGTTCAGGGCATCGCCCAGCTGTTCAATATTACGGGTCGGCACTTTATAGAGCTGCGCGATTTTCCCCAGCCCCTCCGCCAGCTCATCAGCGGGCAGCTCGAATGCCGTTGCGGCCTTTGCTGCAGTGGATGCAAAGGCCAGCAGGTCACGCTTCTGGTCTTCGTAAGAATCGTTCTGGTTTGTCACGCCCATGCGGGCGCCACCTTCAACCAGCGCGGCATAGTCGATGGCGCCATTCTCCATCGGCAGCTGTTCACTGGCGGCCTTGATGGCATCCTGCATGTCATAAAACTGTTTTGTGCGGTTGCCGTTGTCGTCCCGCAGCCCGTTAACCTGCTTTGCCACGCCTTTCATCGCATCTTCCATGCTGGCATAGCTTTTAACGGCAGCCATCACCGGCGCGCCCATCGCCAGCCCGGCGGCAGTAGTCGTTGCTCCGGCGCCTGCAATACGATCCCGCACCTCAAGCCGCCGCGAATACTGATCGCGGACCGCGTTCATACGGGCCTGCTGCTCGCCCAGGCGTTTAAGGGATTTCTGCTGTCGGTCCAGCGCCTGCCGGGTTTCGTCGGCATTCTGCCGCAGCTCCCGCTGCGCACTGCTCAGCTTTTTGGTGTCCAGCCCGGCCTCATTGAGCGCAAGACGCTGACGCTGCACCGACTGACGCAGGCCGTTGTATTTGCTCTGCAGCTCGTTAACGCGGTTTTTTGCCTGCTCCAGCAGACGCGCCTGCGCCGCCGTCGGCCGGTTAGTGGCCGAGAACTGCGTGGCAAGCTTCGCCGCTTCTTCGCGTGCGGCTTTAAGACTGTTGCCGGTGACGGCCAGCTGCGCGCTTGCCTTGCGGAAACCGTCAATACGGCCCGCCTGGGCGTCCAGTTCTTTTAATCTTGCGCGGCTTTGCTGAATGGCGGTAGCCAGCTCTTTAGAACTGGCCTGCGCTGATCGGAATGGGCGGGTGAGCTTATCAACCGCATTTAGAATTACCTGCAAACGCAGGTTAGTATCACTCATCGCTGGCCCCGCTTCTCTGAATCGCTTTATGCCGCCACTCCAGCACTTCGGTCAGCGGCATAACGTCAGTGACGGACGGCGGCCAGTGAAAAATGGTGGCGATATCAGCCACCAGGTCTTCTACTGTCAGGCTGTCGGCAAACCGGCAAGCACCGATTTCTTCAACAAAAAAGTGACCACCTCAACCGACAGTGCGGTGAGATCGGCGGGGTCCATTTCAGCCATTTCCTGAGCGGTCAGCGCGGGCGTGGAGATGCGGGGAATAATCGTCATCATCGCGCCGACGTCCATATCCATAATCGCCTGCAGACGGGTGCCACGCAGCGCGCCGGACTGCGGCTTGCGCAGCACAATTTCGGCAATTTCGGTTTTACCGCGTTTGATTGGGGTGTCCAGCTGTACGGTTTTTTCAGTCTGTTGTTCGCTCATTGTCATTTCCTGTTAATAAGGTACTGGCGCGGCTGCCCGCGCCTTTAAAGTAGATCAGAGGCCCAGGGCGTTGCGGTGTTCTTCCATCAGGTCCACGCCATCAACGATTTCAATCATGTTGATCACATCAACCTCATAGAGCACCTCGCCGTTAATGGTCAGCTTCGCGTAGCTGTTGGTGCTGCTGACTTTTGTGGTGTTGCTCTCGCCGGTTTTCCATTCGCCGGAATCGACTTCTTTATGTCGCCCGCGCACAACCAGCTCAACGGCCTGCACTTCGCCGGTGTCATCACGCTGAATGGAGCCGGTGAAACGCAGCTGGATACCGTCAACGGTGGCTTTACCCATCTGTTTGAATAACAGCAGTTCGGTGCCACCGATTGAAAATTCCGTGTCCAGCGCGCCATCATCCAGCCCCAGATCAACATCAGCCGAACCGGGCATACCGCCGCCGCGATACTTTTCAAACTTGCGGCCGAATTTAGGCAGGGTCAGGGACTCAACAATCCCCTGATAGTTATTCCCGTCGTTAAACAGGTTCAGGTGTTTTAACTTGCGTGGTAAAGCCATATTGTCCCCTTACGCGCTGACCTGGCTGGAGAAATCCAGCAGATACTTATCGGTGATGCGCTGGCGCAGCATCAGGTTTTCCAGAGGCGGTACCGGCGTATAGTCGTAATCGATAGTGAGCTTCCCGGCTTTCAGGGAATCTTTATCGTTTACGGACTCATCCAGCCAGCAGTCGGCGCCGATGATGTAGCCCTGCGTTTTCAGGTTGCGCAGTTTGGCGCGAATACCTTCGATAATGTCGCGGGCCAGTGACGGGTTAAGCACGCCATCCACCGCCCACATGTGCGCTTCTGCGATGGTGTCAGCCAGAACTTGCGCGGTGCGGGTGTAGTTTTCAAAGGCAAACAGAGGATCGTCACTGAGGCAGCGGGAACCCCAGAAGCGGAAACCGTCTTTGCGGATCAGCGTGGTGACATCGTTCTGGTTCAGCAGCCCCGCATCGGTTGCCGGGTCCTGCAAATCCCAGAACACATCAGCAGAAATGCCGGTGACGCCGTTCACGCCTACGTTGGACAGGGATTTGTGCCAGCCGGTCTTTTCGTCAATTTTGGCACGCAAGCCAAGCGCACGGGCTGAGGCGTAAGCCGTTGCGTCAGCATTCAGCACGGTGTCAAAACTGATGAAATCAGGCCAGATCAGCATTCCCTCGCGCTGGCTAAAATTAGCGCGGTAGGCAATGGCCTCCTCTACCGTTTTGCAGCCGTAGGCTGACAGATAGGCGAACCCGCGCAAACTCTGCGCCACGCTCAGCAGCTCAGTGGCAACCGCCTGCGTGTCATGCCCCGGCACGCCCAGAATGCGCGGCTTAACGCCGAGCTGAGACTGCGCAGATAACAGCGCTTTCATACCCGTTTTTTTACCGTCAGCTGTCACGCCGCCGATAATGTTGGAGGTTGTCTCCGCTTCGGTTTCACCCTGTGCAACGCGCACAACGACGGTCACGGGTTTAGCCTGGTCGGCAATTGCATCCAGCGAGCGGGCCAGCGTGCCAGACTCGCCTGCTTTACCGCTGGCGGTCAGCACGTCGGTAAGCAGGACCGGTTTATTGAGGGGGAACACGGACGCATCTGCATCATCGCCGGTACAGACCATACCGACAATTGCCGTGCTTACTGTTGAAATTGGGCGGGTGCCATCGTTGACCTCAACGACGCGCACCCCGTGGTGGTAATCCTGAGCCATAAGGCAGTCTCTCCGGTTTACAGGGGGTACGCCTATGTTCTGGTTGATATACGCGCGGCGCACGCGCCGGGCTATGTATGGGGAATGACACAATGAAAGGGATAAAAAAATCCCCGCAAACGCGGGGCAGTTTCATTTTTCAGGGCGGCTGGGCCAGTTCACATCAGGTGCAGCAGATATATCTACCGCTCCCAGCGCATCAAGGTAATCAAGCCATTCATTAAATGACTGCTTATCCACATCCGACAGGCGTCCTAGTGACAGTTTCGAAGGCCACTGGTTGCTATCAATATAATTATTGGCATCGCTGATTAATGCCTGCTTCAGGATTTCAGCTTTCTGTACAAGCTCATCGTGAGTAGGTTCAGGCTCGGGTGGCGCGCTAAACTTCTCTCCGTCATAAGTCCAGCCAATACCCGCTGTTAGTCCTTCTAAATTAACCACAGTGTAATCGTCAAAAATATTTCCATTTTCATCCCAGATAACAACGTTTTCAACAACACCATTTTTGATTAACGCATAATTTCGCATCAGGCAAATTCCTCAATGATGACAATTCCGTTACTACCGTGTCCACCTGCCGTTGCTGAAGTGCCCTGTGCATACACAGTAACAGATCCGGCACCACCGGCGCCAAAGCCCCAACCATAACCGCCCTGTTGATTTCCGGTATAAGCCGAACCGCCAGTTCCCAAAATTGAAGAACCGCCATGACCACCTTTAGCTGTCCCTGTAGATAAAGACATCTGACCACCGCCTCCCTCTCCCGGAATTGAAATAAAAATATCGGTTCCTGTGCATTCTTTTCCTGAATTGCTCAAATCAGATACAAGGCTGTTGTTAGCTGGTCCTGACGCCCCCATACCACCACCATTACCGCCTGGCGCTGTGATATAACTACCAAATGAGGACGAACCTCCGTCTGTTCCTGAACTTCCAGCAGAGCCAATTCCGGCACTCCCGACGATAACCGCGACAGATAAGACTGAGGCGACATCAATCAATGTCGTTTCACCATAACTGCCACCTCCACCTCCACGCCCGGCTGCTAAATAGCCTGAAACGGTAGAGGCGGCAGCGCCACCACCTGCGCCACCTGCGCCAACGAGCCTGACCTTAACAAACCTCGTACCTGCTGTTGGTGTGTATGTTCCACTCGAGGTGAATTTCTTAATACTGACGAGTCGACCAACCATCCCTGAAGAATTAACTAAACCAAGGTATTCGATAATCCCCGCGGCGGTCTTTCCAGACAAAGTGGTCAGCGTGCTATCAAGTGGCTGCTTGCCTGCCAGCGCATTTGTCATGGTGGTGGCAAAATTCGGATCGTTCCCCAGTGCTGCTGCCAGTTCATTTAGCGTGTCCAGCGCAGCCGGTGATGACGCCACCAGTGCCGCAATAGCTGATTTCACAAATGCAGTGGTGGCAATCTGCGTATTGTTGACTGTCTGCGCAGCAGTGGGTGCCGTTGGCGTTCCGGTCAGAGCCGGACTTGCCAGTGGGGCCTTAAGCGCCAGCGCGTTATTTAGCGCAGTGACCACAGCCTGCACAAACGCTGTGCTGGCAATCTGCGTGGTATTGGTTCCGGCTGGCGCAGTGGGCGCTTTTGGCGTGCCTGTCAGCGTCGGGCTTTCTTTCGGCGCGTACTGCGTGTGCGGATCAGCGGCGGCGATATGCTTCGCCATCAGATCATCCACATACACCTTAAGCTCCAGCACCTTGTCATCCACGTATTTGCGGGTTGCCAGCACCACTGACGGGTCAATTTTCAGGGTGATATTATCGGTACTGCTGGTAATCAGCACCATGCGCACGGTCTGCGTGCGCCCGCTCCCCTCCGCCAGCTGCGGCTTGTAGCTCTCCGGGCAGTTGCCCACGGCAATCAGTGCGCCGGTATCATCGAACAGACCGACCTCACGGATCCACCAACCGCCCTCAGTTTCGGGGATCACCTGCTCAGCAATAATCTGGCTGCTGTTCTGCGGATCGATATACAGCATATTGAGGTCCGCACGGCGCTTTTCGGCAACCAATTTTGTCTGCAGTGCATTGGGCGTGGGCAGTACGCCGCCACCGTCGCCAACAGCCATCTGGGTAATTTTCAGCGGAACACCGAGCGCGGCAGCGCTTGCCAGTTTCGCCGCGCCGATATCCGTCAGCAGGGTATAAAATTTTGCGCTCATGGATTCACTCTCATTGTGTCAATAACATGGACCGCCCCGCCCTCATAAGCGGTGCCGCCGGAAATAATGGTTTCGTTGATATACGGGTAGATCGTGATTTCTTCGCCGGTGTAAGTAGCTGCCCCCACAAAATAGGGGCCGCTGGTCTGCAGGTTTATGGACATGCCGATCAGATGCCGGCTGCAGGGTTTGGCGTCACCAATCAGGCGCTCCAGCTCCAGATAGGTTTCCTCTGTTATGCCCTGGTCCTGCACCCCAATATCCAGGCGAAACGTGCCCGGCGCCTCGCCGGTCTGCCACCATTCAATGATGCGGATCAGAAAGCCGAACGGCTCCACCACACGCCGCACCGCGCTGGTTGTGCCCTTGTGCTGATGGATATAGAACGCATCCTGCACCACACGGCGCTTCACGCTCTCTGCCCATCCTTCGTCCCAGCGATCAACCGAAAAGGCCCACGCCAGATACGGCAGAAACTTGACCGGGCATGTTGCCGGGTTCCATAAATCCCGCAGCGGCACCTGCAGATCGGAAATGCCGCTGCAGGTCTGCGCCAGGCGGCGCTCAAGCGGCGATGAACCAGGAGGAAGCAGACTATTCATCCGTTCCCCCGTTGGTTACGCTCCATTCCGTACATGAAGCGGCTTGTGTCTTATCCAGCACCACATCAGTGAGCGGCGAGGCCAGCTCAACACGCTGCACACCTTCAACATGCAGCGCGGCATAAATAGCACTGCGGCGAATATCACGCCCCAGCCTCGTCTGGCTGGCGATATATTTCTGCAGGCTGGCTTTTGCCGCCTCCATCACCGGCTCAGCTTCTGGCCCCGGGTAAAGAAAGATCGTCGCATCCACGCTGTACGGAATGATTTCAGCGCTGCGCACCGTCAGACGGTCAGCAACCGGCCGCACGTTCTCACTGTTAAGCGCCTGTTCAACCACAGCCAGCAGATCCGCCGCAGCCGTTCCGTCGCCCTCACGGCTCAGCACGGTAAGCACCACCTCAGCCGGGGCCGGGCTGGTTGCGCTGGCGTCAGCTACTCGCCCGTCAGCGCTTTTAGCGTGAAACTCGTAAGCTCCCGTTGGGCCTGCAACTGACAGCCCTTCAAAAGCTGCAGGAACACGCTGACGCAGAGCCTCATCACTTTCCATCACGGCAGCAACCGGCGGTACCGCGTCGTTATCTGCAGGAATAACCGTCAGACGTTTTACGTTGCAGTTACCGGCCAGCTGATCGAGATCACTCCCCATGGAATAAGCCACCATGACCGCCTGCGCCGCCTCGTTAATGCGCTGACGCAGGAGGATTTCACGATACGCATTTTCCTGCAGGAGCTTGGTCACGGGTTCAGACTCCAGCTCAAGCGTGCGCCTTACCGCGTCCTGCTCGTCTGCCTGATAAAGGGCTACAAACGCGGCTTTCCGTTCGTTTAGCAGCGTTTCAAAATCCGGCACATCCACTATCTGCGGGGCTGGCAGCTGGGAAAGGTCAATGACTGCCATTGTCTGCTCCTGTTGATACCGAAAGAGAAACAGGCGCGCCGTTATCACGCTGCCCGGTAAGCTCAACCACCATCGAACCATCAAAACTGCTGTTTATGGTGATGGAATCCAGGGTAAGCCGTGGCTCCCAGCGACTCAGAGCCACATAGACCGCAGACATAACCTGCAGGCGCAGCGCCGGGTTCTGCGGCTGGTCTATCAGTTCAGACAGAAGCGAGCCGTATTCCCTCCGGGCAATGCGGCTCCCCTGCGGGGTCAGCAGAATATCCCGGACCGACTGGCGCAGGTGGTCCGTGTCGGTAATGGCCTTGCCGTTGCCCTGACTCATGCCGATATACAGCGTCATACCGGACCTCCCGATGTATCACCACCGGATTTAACGCCGGTATGACCGTGTTTATCGACTACGATCCCGTTAGAACTCATGGCGCCGCCGCCCTGGGTGACGCCACCATTGATCACCACTTCGCTGTTTATGCGCGTGTTGCTTGCTTCCACCACAAATTCCCCCGTTTTCAGGGTTATGTTATCTGCAGCCTCGATCACCATGGATTTGATGCCCCGCACATGCCAGCGGCCGGTCGCTGGTTCATATTCAAACCAGCCACCGTCCGGGTATTCCGTTACGCAGCCGTCCACAGAGTCCGACGGCGGGGCGAACTGGTTGGAATAGATCGCAGGTAAGGCAAAAGCGGTTTCCAGATTGCCGCCCATACTCAGCACCACCACCTGCTCATCCGGCGACGGGCACCACCATGTACGGGCACCGCCTGCGCGCAGTGTCAGCCAGTTAATCCAGTTGGTTTCAAGCTCGCCCACTTTCACCCGGCACAGCCAGTTTTCCCGGTCCACTTCGGTTACGGTGCCGGTGCGGATCAGGTTGGTGATAAGGCGCATGATTTCGGTTAGTTGTGCGTTCATAACGAAAGGTTGCCATCAGAGGGAAAAGGGAGGCAGCGTTAGGTTTTGTGCCGTCCGTGACACAAATTTCACTCCGACAGCCAGCGCAACAGCGTGTCACGGGTGATGGTTTCCACCTCATCATTCACGCCCAAAAGACGGCGTGCCGGGTACCGGGCCTCCGGGCCGTTGCGTCTGACTCGATCACGCAGACCATAATGGTGAACACGGGCGATGCGCTGGACTTTGCCATCAAACTGCACGCTGGCAGAGTCCGCAGTGGCTGCGGTTTTCAGGTATTTAGTGGTGCGCAATTTGGCGAACATCTGGCGCTTGATGCGCCCCTTTTTACTTCTGGCCGTAACCCGGCGCGGCTCAAAGGTGGTGCCGTCTGGATTGCGCTGCAGCCTGATATTTTGCTGTTGCGACCGGCGCAGCTCCTGCGCCAGCTGTCGCATCATACGGTTGCGGGCTGCCGGTTCCAGATTCGCCAGCAGGGCCGCCAGCCAGTCATCCACCCTCTGAAGGTCATCCACGTTTCACCGTCCACATTTCTTCGGGTACGTCGGGTTCCGGCACCGCTTCAACGCTCGATACGGTGCCGTCTGTGCTGACAATCACGCGCTCCGTGAGCTGCAGATTGAGGCTGATATCACACAGATCGTTGCTCAGGATATCGACGTCAAAGGTAAAAAGTTTTTCGCGCAGCTCCGGGTTGTTGATAGCGTCCGGTTGATTGGTCATTAACCAGAGCAATACGGGCGCCATCACTAAATTCTGGTTGCCGCTAAAGTCTTCAATCACCACATTCAGGGTGTAGCGATATTCCCATGACATTGAACGGGCGCCGGTTGCGACCAGCGAACCGTTATCAACAAAAAGGTGCAGTTTGTCCGGGTTGTCACGGACATACGCCACCGATTTATTCAGGGCGTTGCGTAAGGACTGCGGCTTGTTCACTGTCTCGCTCCTGACACGCTATGATCGTGTCCACTTTGTCGGCACATACTGCCCAGGCGGCCTCAGTCTCATCCAGCACCTGGTTCAAATCCCCATTACTGCGCGGCGCTGACCTGTCCAGGCGGCATTGCGTCACTTTTGGACAACCACTCACGGTAAGCTGCACCTCCGGCGAGGGCCGGGCGCTCCCGCAGCCGGATAATGTCAGCAGGCAAAGGAGTGTCAGCCCAGCGGCGTAAATCCTCGTTTTCACGTTTTAGCTCCTCGATCCGGCGCTGGCGACTCCGCAACAGCGAGGAAGTCTCCTCCGCTGCAGCATAAAGTTGCATCTGCGCCCGGCTGTTGGTTTCGGTAAGAATGGACAGGCTGATGAGCTGGCTGTTTTTCTTCGCCAGCTCCTGCTTATTCTTTTTAAGCGCCTCAGCCTGCGTCCCGATGGTGTGACCGGCATTGTTAAGCCGCCATGACTGCCAGCCCAGCAGTGCCAGCACCAGAGCCAGGATCACCGCCAGCGCGCGCGTCATGCCCCTGCCCCTTTAAGACACCAGGCAAGCTCACGGGCGCGCCTGTTTTCCAGCCCTTTATTCCGTTGACCATTTACATAAACCCAGCGAGGGAGCTGGTTGCACGCCTGCCACCACTGCTGGCGATTGATGTAAGAAACCATTGTTGACCGGCAGATTGCCCCCGTTCCGACATTAAAACCGATACTGATCAGGGCATCGTAAACATGCTGAGGTGGCTTAACCTGCAGGCAGGCTTCAATCCTTTTTTCCGTCAGCAATACGTTATTAATCAGCCCCTGCGCGGCCTGTCGCTCCGTTATGGTTTTGCCCGGCACTACCCCGGACGTATTGCCGATCCCGTCAGTCCAGACCCCGGCGCTGCACTGGTATGGCTGGAGGCGACACCCTTCGAAATCAGCAATCAGTTTCAGCCCCTCGACGGAGGTATGAAGCGACTGAAAACCCGGCAGCGTGGCGGCAATCGCCAGCACCGCGCCGACCAGGCAACGCTTAACGATTGAAGGACTCATATTCCCCCCTGGATATTCTGCCGTCCCGCAGCAGCTGGTAGGCTTTCCAGCGTAAATAACAGGTCACCGCTGCAGTAATAATCCCCAGCGCAAGACCGGTAATGGTCGATACATCTTTAAGAGACAAATCGCCGAGCCATGCCAGAAGCAGGGCAACGCAGTAAGTGATAAAGGCGCTGATTCGTTCAAGCGTCATAGTTCAGTCCCATAACTGGACAGTCTGCGCAGTGGTTGACGCCGTAATGTCCGGCAGCTCCACCTGCAGCCCGTGCGGTAAAAAGGGGCCATATTCAGCCAGCCCCGGATTCGCCTGCAGCACCTGTTCAGTGACTCCCTGCGTGCGCCCGTAATGGCGCCAGCAGAGTGCGTCCACCGTGTCATACTGATGCGCACGCACTTTCATCAAATCAGCTCCACCGTCATATGTGGCATATCGCGCAGGCGGGACTCCGCCCAGCGCACATCGCGCCACAACTCGCCTAAGGTTGTTTCGATATCTTCAGCTTTCTTGCTTCCGTCGCCGGTTGCGTCAAAATCGCGATAGCGCTCAACCAGGTTTGCTTTTGCCCAGCAAAACACCGCACGTCGATACAGCATGAGCCGCTGGCTTTCGCCGTCGATCACATCAGCAGGGACGTCGGCCAGGCTCGCATACCCCTGCGCCCGTTGTTTCTCGCGGAACTCATAAAGATCGGCGTTAACTTCAGCAATCGCTGTCAGCAACGCCAGACGCAGGCGCGGATCGGTGACACTCCCATCCATGCGCATATCACGGCGGAACTCTGAAACCCTGACATCAGGCCAGAAACTGGTGTTTTTAATAACGTCCTGGGTACTTTCCCCGGCCTGTTCCGGCGAAACGAATTGCATATTTCTGGCACTCCCAAATAGTTGGGCGGTGGACGGGGTTTTGACGCGGCATAAAGCCTGTCGCCACCCCGTGCCGCCCCGCGCGTTGGCACGATTCGTTAAGCCGACATTGCCTGTCGCAATCGGCTTTCAAGCTTGTTGATTTCGGTTTTGACGCCAGAACTGTTATCCAGCTGCAGGGCACGCTTCAGATGGTTAAGTGCTGCCACTGCCTGATCGTTATCCCGCAGCGCGTAGCCCATCGCCTTATGAAGTCGGGCGCGGGACTGATCCGGCATATCCTGACCTTCAACGATATCGAGCACCTGGGTAAGAATGGCGGCATTGAATGATTCACCGGCAGAAAAAGCGCGCATTGCCGCGTCGGCAAACTCTTCGGCAACAGCGGTCCCGCAGGTCCGGTTGAAGCGCTGCGGCAGGACCCATCCGTGTTTAATGGCATGACGGGCAATGTCCAGCGCGCCGGTATAGTCTCCGGCATCAATGCGCCAGATCATGACGTACATCGCCACGTCGTCCTGGCCTGACGCGTCAGCATCCAGCAAACCGGCAATCCATGAGGCATAAGCGGGAAGAAACTCACGTTTGAGCTGAGCCTTGCGCTCATTTGACTGGACGGTTTTAAGGCGCCTGCGGTGTTCTGTCAGCTGTAACAGCATCTGGTTATAACCCGTCATACTGGCTTTACTGCCGCCCTGCCGGGCGGCATCCTGTGCCTGTACATACTGAGTGTGAGCACGGAACGGATTCATTTATCACGCTCCGGCGCCAGCACCGCCAGCTGCCTGCGCATCAAGCGCGCCTTTCACCGCTGCCGTGACGATTTCCTGGATGGTTTCAGTTGTCAGCGCTGGGCTGGCATTGCCACCTGCCTGCACGGGCAACAGTTCGATGTTCTCAACCAGGCAAACGCCGTCGTAATCTTCGACAACATACGCCTCGTTAACGGACTCGAAGTTCTCCACGCGGTCACGCTTCGGATTGTCGATGACCGAACGGCGGCGGGAGCCTGATTGCCAGTAAATAGACAGGTTATCCAGGCGGGTGATCAGCATGGCATTCGCCGGGAAGAACGGCGCACGAACGGCCGGGAGGTTGCCGATACGCTTCTGGCTGACGATAAGATCTGCCGCCAGCGTTTCGCTGTTTGGCTGGTCACGGTTGACGATCGGGAAATACTTATCGGCCAGTAACTGACGCCCGACGATAACCACAAGCTCCGTATCTTCCTGATACCACGGCGCGATTTTCTCATTCACGGCGCCCATAACCAGCGCGTCCAGATTCAGGAAATCGCCGCCTTTACCGACACGGATAGTCTGTGAAACCACCTCGCCTTCGGACACGATTTTGTCCAGAACCTGAACGGGTTTCTCCTGGCGGATTTTTTCCAGCCAGCCGATATTCACATCCTGCAGCAGTGGATAGGTCGCGCGGTCTGACGTTTTCTCACGCTTCACGCCGTTGAAGCCGATCATGATGCGGTCAAGCGCCTGGCGGGTAATGATGGCGTCACGGATGCGCGTCTGGAAGTCCTGGAATTTGGCCCATAAATCCAGCTTCGCATAGGGCAGCGCCGTATCAGAGTTGGTCTGGGTACACTTGTACCCTTCACCGTCGATGTAAGTCGGATCAACGGGCTCACGGTCTTTCTGGGTGGTATCAGTATTTCCGGCAATACTGGAACCAATACCCAGCCCCAGACGCTCGCCGGACTGCTCATCAACCGGGATAATGTTGATTTTCTGCAGGAACGAGGAAGACTCCTGGATTTTCGTTTCCAGCGTCTGCGCCACTGACGGCTCAGCCGTATATTTCGAGGCGATATCGCTCACAGATACGCCGTTGAGTTTGGCGAGCTGCGTCAGATAGCCGTTGTATTTAAAACGTGTCTCTTTTTTCATTGTGCTTTTGCTCCGTCAGCAATCGGTGGTTTGTTCTGCGCCGTTATTGCCGGTCGCATTAGGGCGGCGTTCGCTGCGGCTGTCCTGGGTGGAAAGCTGCTCACGCAGGGTGGAGAGTGCGCTGGTTGTCTCATCAACAACCTTTTGCATATCGCTCAGCTTGTTGCTGAAATCGGCCTGATGGGTGCTGACCTGCTCCGCCAGCGCCTGATGCTCACGCGCGATGGTTTCAACAGCCTGATTCACATCAGCAAAGCGGGCGTTATCATCGGCGCCTTTGCGGGACAGCAGCTCTTTCACGCGGGTAAACAGGCTGGTTTTTTCCGGCACGTCCTCAAACTCGATCAGCGTTTCAAGAGCAGCGGTAAACAGGTTGTCTTTGTCCAGCTTGCGGCGCGCCAGGGGGTTATGTTCTGCGCTGGCGCTGAACTGCAGCATTTCAGTGCCGAGGCTTGCCGGATCGTCAGTAACCGCCAGACCAACCAGATAAGCGGAGCCGGTATCGGCAAAGCTGGTGTTAACTTCCATTGAGGTGAAAAGCTTCTGCCAGTTACCGGTCATGGTGACCAGATCGTCCGTCGGGGCAATCCAGCCATACAGCGCCATCTTCCCGGACAAAGCCCCTTCGGTGATTTCTTCCGCTTCCAGTTTGTCCACCATGCCAAAACGACGGAAAGGACCATCAGGGGTAAAACCCTTGATGTGTTCCATATTGATCAGCGCGGTGTATACCTGCGGGTTATAGCTCGCCGCCATCTGGGTGATCCAGTCACGTTCAATAACGCGCCCGTCAGTGGTGGCCCCTTCGACCCCAATACGAAAACGCTTAGATTTTTTTGCCATCGGTCCGGCTCCGGTTAGTTAGTTCGTAACACGTTCAGAGCCTTATGTTTGCGGTGATAGGCGCGTGTAAACAACGCGTTGGGCTTGTGCGAACTCCCACACAATGCGAAGCCGGGGAAAGTGCTGATTTGAGGCCGTATGTTTGTGCTATGACAACACTGACCCCCGCAGACCTCGATCCCCGTCGTCAGGCAATGCTGATGTACTTTCAGGGATACCGCGTAGCCCGCATTGCTGAAATGCTGGGCGAGAAAGTTGCAACCGTTCACAGCTGGAAAAAACGCGATAAGTGGGGCGAATATGGCCCACTGGATCAGATGCAGCTCACCACCGCCGCACGTTATTGCCAGCTCGTCATGAAGGAGCAGAAGGAAGGAAAGGATTTTAAAGAAATTGACCTGCTGGCGCGTCAGTCCGAACGACAGGCCAGGATCGGTAAATTTAACAATGGCGGGAATGAAGCAGACCTGAACCCCAACGTGGCCAACCGCAATAAAGGCCCGCGCAAACCGCCGGAAAAAAACCTGTTTACCGACGAACAGGTCGAAAAGCTGGAAGAGATTTTCCGCGCCGGTATGTTCGAGTACCAGCGCCACTGGTGGGACGCTGGTATCAAACACCGTATCCGCAACCTCTTAAAGTCACGCCAGATCGGTGCAACCTACTATTTCGCCCGTGAAGCGTTGATAGACGCCCTGACCACGGGGCGCAATCAAATCTTTCTGTCAGCGAGTAAAGCGCAGGCGCACGTTTTTAAACAGTACATCATCGACTTCGCAAAAGAGGTGGACGTTGAGCTGAAAGGCGATCCGATGGTGCTGCCTAACGGCGCCTGTCTTTACTTCCTCGGTACAAATGCCCGTACCGCGCAGAGCTATCACGGCAATCTGTATCTTGATGAGTATTTCTGGATACCGAAATTCCAGGAGCTGCGCAAGGTGGCCTCCGGTATGGCGCTGCACAAAAAATGGCGTCAGACCTATTTTTCAACACCTTCCAGCCTGACGCACAGCGCCTACCCGTTCTGGTCTGGTGCCCTGTTCAATAAAGGGCGCCCGAAAGCCGACAGGGTAGAATTTGACCTTTCTCACAGTAGCCTGGCGCATGGCGTTTTATGTCCTGACGGCCAGTACCGCCAGATAGTCACCATCGAAGATGCAGTAAACGGCGGGTGTAACCTTTTCGACCTGGACCAGCTGCGCCTGGAGTACAGCCCGGACGAATATAACAACCTGCTGATGTGTCAGTTTGTTGACGATCTGGCGTCCGTGTTCCCGCTGGCGTTGCTGCAGTCCTGCATGGTTGACAGCTGGGATGTGTGGGACGATTTCGAACCGCTTTTACTGCGTCCGTTTGCATACCACCCTGTCTGGATCGGCTATGACCCGGCAAAAGGAACGCAGAACGGTGACAGCGCCGGTTGCGTGGTCATCGCGCCTCCCGTCGTCCCCGGCGGTAAATTCCGTATCCTTGAGCGTCACCAGTGGCGCGGGATGGACTTTCGCGCCCAGGCCTCAGCGATTGAGGAAATCACCAGACGCTACAACGTTACCTACATCGGCATTGACTCGACCGGCGTTGGCGATGGCGTTTACAAAACGGTTAAGCAGTTTTTCCCTGCCGCGCGTGAGTTTGTCTACAACCCGACCGTAAAAAATGCCCTGGTGCTTAAAGCCTACGACATCATCAGCGGGCGCCGTCTGGAGTTTGACGCGGGGATGCTGGATATCGCGCAGTCCTTTATGTCCATTCGCCGTTCAACCACCGCCAGCGGCAACCGGCCAACCTACGAAGCAGCCCGCACAGAGGAAGCCAGCCACGCGGATTTAGCCTGGGCAACCATGCACGCACTTTATAACGAACCACTGGCAGGAGCTTCCGCCAGTACCAGCAACATCGTGGAGATTTTTTAATGGCTAACCGCAAAAACCGCAGCAAGGCACCGCGCGGCCAGACCGCCACCGATACGGCCAACATGGTCAGTAATGCACATGCGGAGGCGTTTACGTTTGGCGATCCGATCCCCGTGATGGACCGCCGGGAGTTATTTGATTACCTGGAGTGCGTGCAGGTAGACCGCTGGTACGAACCACCGATCAGCATGGATGGCCTGGCGCGAACTTACCGCGCCGCCGTGCATCACTCCAGCGCTATTCAGGTAAAACGCAATATTCTTACCAGTACCTTCATCCCTCACCGCTGGCTGTCTAAACAAGCCTTTTCCCGGTTCGCCCAGGACTTTCTGGTATTCGGTAATGCCTACCTTGAAAAACGCATGAACCGGTTAGGGCAGATCATGGAGCTGCGCGCCTCGCTTGCCAAATATACCCGTCGTGGCATTGACCCGGACACCTACTGGTTTGCACAGTATGGCTACAACTCACAGCCCTATCAGTTCGATGAGGGAAGCGTGTTTCACCTGATGGAACCCGACGTTAACCAGGAGCTTTACGGAATGCCGGAATACCTCTCCGCCATTCCCTCCGCCCTGCTGAATGAATCGGCCACGCTCTTTCGCCGTAAGTATTACCTTAACGGTAGCCATGCTGGTTTCATCATGTACATGAGCGACCCCGCCGCCGATCAGAAAGACGTGGACAACATACGCGAAGCGCTGAAAAAATCGAAAGGGCCAGGCAACTTCCGCAACCTGTTTATGTACAGCCCGAACGGCAAGAAAGACGGCATTCAGATCATCCCGCTGTCAGAAGTCGCAGCGAAAGATGAGTTTCTTAACATCAAGAATGTGAGCCGTGATGACATGCTGGCAGCTCACCGCGTGCCGCCGCAGCTGATGGGGATTATTCCAACGAATACCGGCGGGTTCGGTGATGTTGAAAAAGCGGCGCGCGTTTTCGTTCGCAACGAACTTACCCCCCTGCAGGGCCGCATCACAGAAGTTAACGAGTGGCTGGGTGATGAAGTGATACGCTTTAACCCATACCTGACCGATGAAGACTGACGCGCAGCTGGTCAGCCTTTGATATCAACCGCCCTTCTCCGGGCGGTTTTTTATTCCCTTACGCCCTGCCCCACCATCAGAGCGCCTCAGCGCCTCGCTGCGCGCTCTTGCCCTTCACTCACATGACGCCTCACAATTAAACGCAGCGCCTCACCACGACGCAGGCGCGCACAACCAGCCCCAAAAAATGACCATGCCCGCCCAACATTGAGGCGCCAAAACCGCGATTAACCCCAAAACCGCGCGCTCGTAGCCCCGCCACGCCTGCCCGCTTTGTGTAGTGGTTTTCATGCACCTGCATGACATAAGCAAAAGCCCGCCATTCCTGGCGGGCCTCAGCAAAAACGATCCTCAAACGATCATGCGGATTCATGCAGCATAGTCATGCACTACCCTGCTCTGCATCGCCAGCAGTCCTTCTCCTGCGTGTTGATGGCTTTTTACCACCCAGCTTGCGACAGTCTTTCCTGTCGCGCGCTTCGTCTTCTTTAAATTTGTTATACGTTTCAGTGTCAAAAAACGAGATGGTTTCAACTTCATCTTTAGGGATCAGCACACGGAAATCCTGGATATTCAGGCGCGACATCCCACCGATAACGCCGCTTTCAAGATAGTGCTGATGATAGTTCGTCGTGATGCTTATCGTGAGATCGTCTTTATCACGATAGCCACTTAACATAGGGAGTATTTCCAGGTGTTCCGACAGCCCATTCTCCAGCGCCGGACACGTCACCAGGCCAACATAGATTTTTCGCGATGAGAGTGTCGCGATGATCGGAAATTGTCGTGCTGATGCTTCCATCAGCAATGACTCAAAAGAGTTATTCCCCACAGCCTTAGCCAGCGCATCCCAGCGGCGATCACCGCTCTTTGTACGCAACTTATTACCCAAGCCAGAAATTGCAGAAAGCACAATTGAAATAACAACCCATGCAATCTGCTTGATTTCATTGATACGCTGGGCTTTGTCGGATGAAGTAGACAACATGCCGTTGAAGCTATCCGGCGTAAGATTAAGCTCATTGGATAGCCAGCGGAACCCGCCTGTAATATTCAGGACGAAGGTTAAAAAGCCACCGAGCAGAAAGAACACAATTCCCCAGGCGGCGACAAAAAAATAAGCGTCCCAGCCATTGGAACGCTTATATCTGTAACGTGTTGAAAGTGATAGGTTTACATATATAAAACCACTAACCAAAATCACTGCTAAAAGTAATGTTGCCATTATCGGGTTCTGTAATAATGTTTTGCTTTGACATTGCTCGTTTTGATGCCTTCAAGCTTATCCATCTGATCTCTGATGGCTTTCATAGCTTCTTCGTTGGACAAATCTACGGACACAAAACCATCTTTACTCAGATTGAGCTTGTCCTGGTTCTCTTTCAGAACCCGTGCCAAACGTTCAACTGGATTACCCAGCCTCAATGCGGCGATACTTGACATAACCCCTCCTTCTTATATGGCGCGGAAGTGTACACTTCGTCACCAGCAACCACAACAGCAAATTCCTTATAACTAAGACAACCGTTTTAACTGTTGGTTGCGTTACTTAACTTAAGTTCATTGCCCCTAATCGCGCAAGATGTTTCTGCCTTAACCCGCTGCATTTAGCATATATAGTGCCTCTTATGAGAAGTAGGCACTAACCAAGACAATTTCTAACGCCTCGCGTGGCTCGTTGTTCAACCTTGCGGACGGTAAAAACCAGTTTTATCGTCCGCAACGTTCGCTAATGTAACCAGCTGTCGTCCTCCCAGACCTGCTGCATTATTTCCATCACTCGCTTTTTATCTTCATCCATTTTTAACCCGCTCAGCTCAACGCCGTTGGCGCTGCCCTTACGGATACGAATTGCTGTTTTGGGATACAGAGGGCGCAAATTACGGTAAAGCTCGGATTCAAGGGCGTCCAGTGTAGCCTGGCTAATCTTCTGCTCTTTATCGATCATTATTTCAATGCGCATACAGATTCCCCTTAACTGGTTACATCCATTGACCGGCAGTATTCATGGCTGCGGATTTTCGCCATCAGCTCGTCGGTCAGTTCGGACACCCACTGGATAGCCAGCCGCTTTTCTTCGTCGCTGCACTCACTAGCCGCTACAAGCTTGATAAAGAAATCAATACGCTGGAGTTTCAACGACTCCAAAAGATAGTCCTGCATTTTCCCTCCTATCCTCACTACGGGATAAACCAGCCAGCATCCCCAGGAAGAGACACTGACAACTGTGTGCATATCCACTGTTTATATATACAGTATAGAAGGATTTAGGGGTTGTAAAATATTTTTTATCAATCAATCAGATGAGTCTGTTTGCTGAGGTTAATCATTAACTTCACTCAGCGCCGTCATTATTGCCAGTCGCTCAGCATGGGGTAGAGCTGCGAACTTTTCGCGCCAGCGCTTCGCCTTACGTTTGATGCGCTCCCTGTCGTTGTAATCCTTACCCGCGAAAGTGTGCGAGTAGGCTTTCCCCTCCGGGTAATTCATCCAGATTTTCTCTGTGCGCACACCGCCGCGCGTCATGGCCTGAAATTCTTTCTGGCGCCAGCCCGTTAACAGTTCGTCATAAAGCGTTGACGGATAGCCGGACAAAATTACACTGACATTTTTTGGCAGGCTTTTAAGGCAGGCCAGCAGCCGCTCATGATCGGCAACGGTATATTCATTGCGATACCGCGCGGCACTGGTCCGCGTTTCATGCAAATAAGGAGGGTCAGCGTAAACCAGCACACGACCGGCAGAGGAAAAATCGAAGACCCTTAAAAACTGCACCGCATCGGCAACATCGATAAAAAGGCTATCGCCCACGTTATCAAGGAAATCAGCATTGCCCTGGCAGAACGCTTCAACCGTCAGGGGATCAATATCAATGCCCCAATTACGGCGGGCCGGTGGCTTACGCAACATGACAGCGCCACCGCCCAGGTGCGTCTCAATGTAGGTATCATGCGGCGGCATTTCCGCAATAATCTTTTGAAAAACACCGCTTGCGGCCTTGCTTCCCAGATAGGTCATTTCTGTTTTCCTCAACTCCTGATTTCGTTTTAATTCACCTGCAGCACAGTCGAAAATGACGTTACTCAATGAATGGCCAGCACTGTCATTTCTGACGGTGAATGCCGGAACGCGGTACCACACCGTCAGACCTGACCATGTTGATCACGGGCTATTCACGCGCTGAAAATGCACGCTTCATTCGGTTCAAAAGGTCATCCGCCTGCTGTTTAATCTCCACAATCTGGGACGGCAGACGTTGAACACCTGCCGCAGTACGGTTTCGGACAGTAAGGCGGCCTTCTTCAACCGTTAACACCTGATCGCCAAAGGCAACCACCGCACCAGAAATCAACGAACGGACCATTCCGGCACTGGCATCCACACCACGCAGAGACAGCAGCTCACTAATTTGCTTTTCCTGCTCCGTCATAGGGCTGGCTTTTGGCCTCACTTTGACGCACTTGTTAGTTACCCTTGCCGCGTCGCTCAGCCGCTGCGCTATCACCCGTTTTTCTTTCCGGGATAAAGAGCCAATATCCGCCCAGCTGGCACAGTCATTAATGACCGTGCCGCCAGGATCGGCGCGATTTTCAACCTCCCGCGGCTCCCGCGTACAGTTATTGACAGAACTCCGAGGGGCGGCGGGGCCGCCTGAAAAATCAAGGTCAAAACCTGAAACGCCGTCGGCCTGACGTTTCGGCACAATTTTGTATTTGGTAGTGCGCGTATGAATCAGCGATTCCGGCCCACGGATTGGGGAGTAAACGCCGGAAATTTTGGAGACGTCATCCCCGTAGAGATTGCCGTTTTCGGTGACTTCATAGCTGAGGCGCACGCGCAGGAGATCGCGGGGAACCAGCGGGCCACCCTGAGCACTCACGTACAAATCCCACGCGCTGCTGTCGGCGGCCTGACGCACTGGCTCAATTTCGGGGTGCAGGACCAGCTCACGATCACCGAGGCGGCGCAATTCACGCCACACTGTTACCGGTGCGCCGCCTATCTGCTGGAACTGACGGATCGCCCAGCGAGACGCCCAGGCACTTACGCGGCGCGCCATCTCTTTCAGAGGCTTGCCGGTTTCATCATCCAGATCGTCATCAAGCTGATAGCCATCAATATTTTTTGAAATGTATTTGGCGATATAGCCCGTTGCGCTGCCTTTCTCTTTCTCGATGGGTTTCATTTCGAAGCGGTTTTCAGCGGCGCCAGGCTCATTTCCATCCTCACGCATGGCGTGCTTACGAAAGATCGCTGTTGCCGGTTCGATATGCTCCGGGCGCATGAAAAGCAGGAGGTGCCAGTGCGGGGTTTCATCGTGGTGAGGCTCGACAACACGGAAACCAAACACGCGAATACCGTTGCGCAGCCAGGCCGCACGCGTGCGCGCCCATACTTTACAAAGATATTTCTGTGTCTCACGCGGTGACGCGCCGCTGTATTTGTTGTTCCGGCGCCCGTCGTACTGCATTGAGTGATACCTTGATGGAGCGGTAAGCGTGAAGAACGCCCCGGCCAGCCCGGCCTCATTCGCTAAATCTTCGAACCCACGCATTCGCGCCATCAGTTCACGGCGTCGGTTAGCTGGGTTGGCAACGCTGCCGGCCACTTTATCAATCAGCGATACACGTTCTCCGGTGTCCTCATCTTCCAGCTCCATCGCTTTCAGAAATTCGCGGTTGGCTTTCTTTTGAGCCGTCCACTCCTGCAAACATGGATCACTGCAGTACGGTGCGGATTTTTTGTGTACATACCCGGCCGCAACCATCAGATGCTCACGCCAGCGAGCGTGCATACGGCGCAGACGATTAAGCCACCACTGCGGAGACTGCAGGCGGGCCACTGCTTTCAGTGCGTCTTCCGCCTCCAGCTCTTCTTTGCAGTAGGCCGTCCAGCACGGAACCGGTGTTTTGAGGTGATTGGCAAGAAATCCCATGCGGCCATAACCTGACAAGGTGGCGAAATGAGGATCGGACGTGCGGGCCATCTGGAAATCAAACTCGCGGTTAAACTCGCTACCCAACAGGTCAGCAAGATTATGCGCCAGCCGTTTCAGCTCTTTTTTTCCAGCCCAAAGCAGGCGCCAGAATTGTTCACGCAGAGGCAACAAAGCCGCAGGCATCATCCCCTGCGGCAGATACTGCTCATTGACCTGATCTATACGACTAAGAACGAATCGCTCAAAGGTATTGATAAGCCAGGCATCAGCCGCTTGTTTGCCTTTACGGTCTACCTGTTCAAGTTTTTGAGCATACATACGACGGACAAAATGAGGCAGCGAAGCCAGGCGGCGGCGAACCGCCCGGCTCCGGTCTGGTGCTTCATCCGTTTCTGCCAGTTCGGCAATCGACAAACGCTTGCGATTGCCGTCTGGCGTCAGATACATGATCCCCGGCGCCGCATCAGCTTGCTTAAAACCGCCAATTGCAGGACGCGGAGCATTCCAGCTATAGGGAAAAGCAGTATCAGACATTCCTGCTACCCATCATGGAGAGCTTATTGGCCGCCTTATTACCTTCCCCTGCAGCATAATCAACGCCATACCATTGCCACTCATTGCAGCTAGCACGCACTGGTTCAGATACAGCGATAATTTCCCTGGCGGATTTACCTTCTCCACCCGCTACGCCCATGCTCCGTTTCGCGTCTAGTTCATAAATTTTAAGATCACGATAAAGAGAGCGCGTTAGCTGGGTGTCACTGTTGGATACAACAACGCTGCGCCCCAGCGAGGAAAGATGAAGAAGGATTGAGGCAAGGTGGTACTGGTTATCCTCATTAAATCCTTTTGTGTGATAGGCCGTAAACGTATCGTCGTATGGAGGATCGCAATAAATAACATCGTCACGCTTAACCATTGCCAGCGTTTCTTCATAACTTGCACAAACGAAATTGGCGCGTTTTGCTTTCTCTGCAAATGCGCGGATCTCATTTTCTGGAAAATACGGCTTTTTATAATTACCGTACGGGACATTAAAAACACCGCTTAAGTTGTAACGGCACAATCCACGATAACAGTGGCGGTTCAGATAAAGGAAATATACTGCGCGGTGCAAGCGGTCTAATTGCGAATCGTGGTTAAAAGCTTCTCGTACACGATAATAATTTTCAGCCACGATAAAACTTTCAAAAACTGCTTTAGCAAGGTTAATAAAGTTTTCTGTATCTTCCGCAATAGTACGATACAGATTAATTAAATCTGGATTGATATCTGCGACAAGATAATGAGGATAGTCTGTCGCCATCATTACAGCGCATGAACCCGCGAAAGGTTCAACCAGTCGCGGGCCAGCAGGAAGGTGCTTAATCAGTTCCGGCATGATGGCGGTTTTATTTCCCGCCCATTTCAGGATAGTGCTCATACAACACCTCCGTTGTAGTGTTTGCCTTTAAGCTCTGAAATTTCCTGACAGGTGACGCAGCACTGCACGCCCGGAATGGCGCGGCGGCGAGCTGGCGGGATCGGCGCATCGCAATCAATGCAGAGAACACGGGAAACGCCCGGCGTTTTATTTCGGGCGGTGTGGATGTGGCGCTGGCGTTCTTCTTCAACGCGCTGCTGTACAAGGTCCATTGAATCAGCCATCAGTGAATCTCCTGCGCTTCGTTCTGAATCTTCACCGCTTCCTGACGTAGCAGCTCAGCCGCTTCCGTGTGGTTAAGCTGACGTGACACGATACGAGCAGCTAAAGAATCCAGACGTGCAGCCATCACATCTGCGCGTCCCCGGCGTTCTTCTTTGCGTGCCTCAGTCAGCAACAGGTTGAGTCCAGCATCATCTGGTCCGGTTTTAGTGGTACGGGTTTCGATATTTCGCATAGTTGCTTCTCCTGAATTTGGGCAATAAGAAGCCCGGCGGGTTTACGCCATTAATTTCTGTTGTGGATTAATTCGGCATGGTTAGCCGTTTGGGAAATAAGCTCACCACTGCACGAAAATGATTCATTGCTTTCACCAGTTCCCGCTTTTCGTCAGTAGTCAGATCACTAATATTGACGCCGTGACGTTCTGCCGGAATTTTTGCCATATAAAAAATGGCTGCCAGTGCCCGCTCATTCTGTTTATTATTTACGTCGCGTGGATCGCGCATATCTTTAATAAACCTTTCAAGCTCCGGCTCAAGATTCAGACCAAACACTTTAGCCCTCAATTCCGCAATATGGTTCAGTCCGTCCAGGCGTTCACCGGGGCTTAATGGAACAGTCGCCGTAGCGCCTTCAATAGCCATGATTTCCCCTGTTTGGTTGTGGACAGGTCAGCCAGCAGTTCATCCTGAGAGCGGCACGGGTGCCAGCGTTTGCCATCCTTCCCCATGATCCAGCCGTGACCGTAATGCATTGCCGGGCTTTGCTTTATGAGAAGTGACGCGAAAGATGGTTCTTTAGTCAGCATAACTACCTCAGATCAGACCGAACGAAGCGCCGAGGCCCGTCACGGTATCCACCGCGCTTGCCATCGCCGGGTTGGCCTGTAAACGCGCCTGCATCGAAACGGCAGCCAGTGCCATCAGACGAGTAACAGAGTTAATGCTGCTGATAACATCGCGGCGGCCTGCGGTGGTTTTCACATCACCCGATACGGCACCGGCAGCAACACGTCCGATTTCAGCAGTAGCGCTCATGACGTAATGCGGCAGCTTCTCTTTTGCCACTTCGTTCATCGGCACGCATGGCAGGCAGTGAATCTGGGCCAGAAAACCGTCAACCAGCGTGGAGTCCTCAGTAAGATCGGTAAGCAGCCAGATTTCCGACGGCGTGAGCTGATGCGGTTGCTCCGGGTTCAGTTTGTTACGCAGCGTCTGGACGTTCATCCCCGCACGTTCTGCAAGCTTCGCCATGTTGTGACGCAGCGCAAAAGCCCGGCAGGCTTCGTCAAAATGCGGATGTTTGGAAACACGATAATCAAACATGATGTAAATCCTTTTCTATCCCAAAATGGAACTATCAGGCTTGCATTGCGACTTCGCAGCCTTGGGCCGCTTCCATCGTCAACGCGAACATGTTGATTTCGATAAGGCTGTTAACTCCGGCTTTTTTCCTGATAGGCAGGCGGTTTTCCCGGACCATTTGACGGGCATAGCTTGGCTTATAACCAGTACGGCGACAGAACTCATCCAGTGTGATGAATGGCTCAGATACCACAAGGTTGATGCTGGGGCGCATTGAAAAATTGCTTTTCATGATGCACTATTCCTCAGTTTGTGTTTAAAAACTTCACTATTCGGAACTATTCGCAATCATTCCGAACACCACAAAACCGATGATAGGATCGCATTTTAAATATGTCAAACACAAAAGAGACCCTTTCCGCGATCTCAAAATACAACTTTCCATCTCAAAGTGGTGGAAAGGAAGCGATAACACGTATCCTCCAGGCCTATGGATTCAGTACCAGACAGGCTTTGTGCGATCACCTTGGGGTATCCCAGAGCACTATGGCAAACCGTTGGATGCGCGATACTTTTCCACATGATTGGCTCATTGCCTGCCATCTTGATACAGGTGCATCTATGCTTTGGTTAACTACAGGACAAGGCTTGCCCACAACAAAAGCAGATAGCGACAGTGGATTGCCTTTGCAATTAAAAGAAATCTCAAACGGGATTTTTTCATCCTCTGACCAAGTTCGCTACGACTCTCGCCTTTTACCTCAAGACACAACTGCCCCATTCATTGTGAAGTTTGAAAATTCGTTCTATCTAGTGGACGAGTTCAGGGGAGAGATCAACGATGGAATCTGGTTGATTGAAATAGATGGCTTTATGAGTATCAGACAGGTTTACCGTCTTCCAGGCGGACGTTTACGCGTAGAAAATGGCCCCGCATCCTTTGAGTGCACACCATCGGATATTGAAGCCAATGGCAGAGTGATCAGCAAAATAACGTTTACTGAATAAGGAATATTGGTATGACTCAATTTAGCGCTTTCAACTATACACACAATAGAGATAAAGCCATCGCTAACTTAATCAACCTAATTGAAGGGATGACCTGTGACGGGAAACTAAGTGAAAAAGAAATGATTTTCCTTGATACGTGGCTGATGGAATCAGACGTTCTTTCCCAAAATTATTTCGTAAACTGCATCAGAAATAAAATAAGTGAAATCCTTTCGGATGGTGTAGTTGAAAAAGCTGAATTAGACGAATTGAAAGACCTGCTCCATGAAATGCAACGCGGATTGATGGATACTCCTAACATAGACCTTTACTCAGCTGACTCTGACAAGCATTTGCTAGAGGGTCTATGTAAGGGGCTTGCTTCCGACTATCATTTGAGCGATGAAGAAATCAGCTATTTAAACTGGTTCTTATCTACAAATGCAGCTTTAAAAAGCAACTATCCCGGCAAACATCTTTACGAACTGGTTCAATCAATCCTGAGTGATGGGGTGATCACAGACGAAGAACGCACCAAATTATTACAAGAAATTACTGCTTTCACTGGCTCAAATATTTCTGATGGTATTGTGGATGGATATTCCACAACATCACCTGTTGACCTAATTGATGAGTTTAACCCTACAGATAGTAAAGTCTGTCTCACTGGTAAGTTTCTATGTGGCTCCCGTAGACAATGTGAAAGTGACCTTTTAAAGCTTGGCTGCCAAATTGTTGATCGTGTTACTCAAGATTTGGACTATCTAATTATTGGTGCCCTCAGCTCTAAGGATTGGAAATTTCAAAGCTTCGGAAGAAAGATAGAACAGGCTATTGATTATCGTGACAATAAAGGAGTTCCGCTCAAAATCCTCAGTGAAGAACACTGGCAAACCTTAATGCGTGATAATAATTCTATATCTCAATAGGCCTGCAGAATGGCAGTAAGCAAATTAAGCAATGGAAAGTGGCAGGCTCAGGTCTTCCCCAACGGTAGGGATGGGCGGCGTATTCGTCGCCAATTCGCCACCAAAGGGGAAGCCATGTCCTTTGAACGCCACATTAAGGATCAAGCACAGGATAAGCCTTGGTTAGGAGAGAAAGCAGATAAGCGACGGGTTACAGACCTTGTTGAAACTTGGTTCAATGCTCATGGAGTTACACTCTCTGATGGCCTCAAGCGTAAGGGGGCGATGGAGTTTGCCTGCTTCGCCATGGGCAACCCTCTTGCAACTGAATTTAACGCCAAGCTTTTTGCAACCTACCGTGAGCAACGTTTAAGCGGGAAAATTACACGTTCTGATCGGGTAAAAGCAGTGACACCCCGCACCGTTAATCTTGAGCTGGCGTATTTCCGCGCCATGTTCAACGAACTGAAAAGGCTGGATGACTGGAGTGCGCCCAATCCGCTCGAAAACGTCCGGGAATTTAAAATTGATGAGGCAGAGCTGGCCTGGCTCACAGTCGAAGAAGTCAAGCAACTGCTGGCAGAGTGTGAGAAAAGTAAAGCGGTAGATTTAGTAACCATCGTCAAAATATGCCTTGCAACCGGCGCACGATGGGGCGAGGCGGAGTCACTAACAGGCAAGCAAATAAGCCCCGGCAAAATCACTTATATCAAAACCAAGGGCAAGAAAAACCGCGCCGTTCCAATAAGTGATGAGCTTTACGAAATACTCCCAAAAGTAAGAACATCAAAACCAGTCTTTACGGGGTGCTATTCTGCGTTTCGTGGGGCAATTAAGCGAGCGGGGATTGAGCTACCTGACGGGCAGCTGTCACACGTTCTACGGCACACATTTGCAAGCCACTTTATGATGCGCGGGGGTAACATTCTTGTACTGCAGCGTATCCTTGGGCATACTGATATTAAGGTGACGATGCGCTATGCTCATTTCGCCCCAGACCATCTGACAGAAGCAGTGGAGTACAACCCCTTAAATCTGATTTGA